TGCATCGGTTTCGTTCATTTTGTACATAAACTCATTTGAATCCCATTCACAATATTGATCTGAGTTGGCGAAGAATAATGGTTTATCTGAATCGATAAATTCCTTAGCAAGAAGTGCCGTACAGGCTGCTCCTTCTGTAACTCCTTCAACTTCTACAATTTTACAACCTGGTGTGATTAGATTCAGTAAAGTATCTAAGTTATATTTTTCTCTATGTTCTTTTTGTACTACGTAGATGTAATTTGCTTTAATATTTAAATTATCAGTAACAACCTGTATCATCGGTTTACCGTTTACATCTATTAAAGGTTTTGGGAATGTATACCCTGCTTGTTGGAACCTACTTCCTGCTCCTGCCATTGGAATTAAGATATTTAATGTTTCATCTCTCCAAGCTGGTACTGTTTGTTGTTCTCCCATGGTAATACTATTTAATTTTTTGAATATATTACCGTAAGTAACTTCTTTAGTATTTTTTACTCTTAGTATATGAGATTTACTTCTTGCGGCTGCTAATAGACCGTATGGTGAATCTTCTATTATTAAAGTCTCTTCAGGTAAACAACTCATCATTGAAATAGCATTCCAATACATTTCTGGGTGTGGTTTAGAATTCTTAACATCTTGATTGGATATTACTAAATCCATATACTCCATTATACCTAACTTAGATAAAACTGTAAGTACTGTTTTTCTTATTGAATTAGAACATACTGCAATCTTATAACCGCTTTCTACTAATGTAGACATCACTGATTGTAGTTTACTATTAGGTCTTAGTTGTTTTAATTTCTCTAATGTAATTCTTTGTTTTTTACCCCATATACCAGTATGAAGATCTGGTGGTAGATTCTTTTTTTCAGTTAACATATTAAGTTTCTGAACTGTTTTTAAACCATCATATATAGATAAATGTTCATTCCAGGTAATTGCATACTCTTCACCTAACGCTTCATTTAAAGCATCAAAATGAATATTTTTAGCTTCTACTAAAACTCCATCTAAGTCAAAAATAATTAGTTTTACAGTAGTCATATGTATAATATACGTATTATTTATTAGGTAAGCAACTTATTCTCTTTAATATACTCAGTTAAATGATCTGCCCATTGTATATGTGCTACATCATTTGGGTGGGATCCTGTGAAGTATGTTTTATCATTCCATTGTTTTAAATTATTCTTTGAAAGTATATACTCCTTCATATGTCCTTCATTTAATGAATTATTATACCATCTATCTAAATTAATACTCTTATGTACTAAGTTATCTTCTACATCTGCATAATCAAAAGCATTGAACATTAAGTACTTTATATTATTAACTTCAAAATGATTTTGTAATGCTAATATATCCATTACGAAGGTCTCTACAAAGACTCTATCATTTTTAGGTATTGTACAGAGTTGGTGCGGTCTAACACCGTCTCTCTGTACTATGTAGTTTCCGAGTTTATCTTTTTTGGAGGATTCTTTAATGACAAGCTGTCTAAACATTGAAGTCCATCCGATTATAGCAAATATTTCCGATTTGCCTTGTGCTCTTAACCAATTTGTTGCATATATTGTTCTAACTACTATAGAAGTGTTACTTGAACCTGATTTGCCGGCGTTCCATGTTTCTACTCCTAAGTTTCTACCTAATACCTTAGGCCATATATCGCTTTCGTAGAATTTGTAATCTATTCTGGTGGACTCTCTGTCTAGGTTGTTTCTTTCGTTGCTATTACCACTATTTGGATCTCCAAACATGGGTACTACATCATACCAGTCTTCGGTTTTTGAAGCTTTCCAGTTTAATGTTTGTGATGGAGAATCACCTTGAGTCCAACTGTCTCCGTTAGTTAGTAGTATCATAAAATTTCTTAACTTTGTTTATTAATTTTAATCCTGTTCCTCCTTTAGCATGTACTAAGAAAGGTTTGTCGTTAAATAAATGTATATTAAATTTCCCTTTCTCCCCTATAGTGTGTGTAAATAGGTTTCTCGATTGTTCGTAGTTTTCATAAAAGCCTGGTAGATGAAGGTATTTTAGCTTTTTTTGGTAACAGGTTATAGTGGCAAGGTGGTTATTATCCCCGAATTTCCAATCTATCCATATATTATGTTTAGTATAAAAATCTTTTCTACACAAAAACCAGTAGCAATCTGCAAAGTACCCGACTTCTTTGTATATTCCGTTCTTAACAGGTTTTTTGTCTATCGTTATGTATTCGTAATCCTCTTTCTCTAAGGTATTAACTACATCTTCTATTAATTTTTCTGTTTTGTAATACTTATCGAGGTAGCATATATCGTTATGTTGGATGATAAAGTAATCACCCTTAGCTATACTAATTCCATGGTTATATGCTACGGCTGTTATTGTATTTTGATCTTGGTCTTTTATTTTAGTAGGTATCTTGTCTTTAATATTAGAGAATAGACCTATATTTTCTAATCTTTTTTCATCTGACCATGCTCCAAAAGAAGGAACCACTTGTAGAGAATCTAATTTAAAGTCTTTTGGAAAGTCTCCTGTATTGTCTAGGAGTATTATTTCCTTATCTACATTAATTTTTTCTATTTGACGTAAAGTACGTTTAGTGCCTTCTATAATATCGGCATCAAAGGTAGCGTCTTCTTTTTTCCAGCATACTGGGTCGAAGATGCGCATGTTCTTTGTGCTTGAATACACTAATATAAAGCTTATTTTCATTTAAATCGTCCTCTGTAATACTTATGGTTAAATTCTTGTTGTTCGTCAAATTGGTTTAACTCTTTATATTGCTGTAACTCTGTTAATTTACTAAATCTTCTTACTTCTTTTAGTAAAGTTGGGGTTAGTGATACTTTTCCGTCTCTGGTTTTGTCTACTTCTAGTATAGTGAAGTGTCTTTCTAATACATCTATACCTTCAAATATTGCAAGTTTAGTTGTCAGTAGGTTATCTTCATGTGGATTTGAATGATCGCTATACCCTATAGAATCTAATGCAAAATGGTTTTGATAGAAGTTTATATTCTGTAAAATAGCTCTTTCTAAGATTGTTGGATATACACATATACAGTGCATCATGCAGAAATTAATATTTAGGTTTTTAAGGTTATTAACTGTTTTACTTATTTCTTCATAAGTTAAACTAGAAGTAGAAAAGTAAAATTTCTTAAAATTAAAATCAACTAACTTATTACCGTAGTCAAATTCCGGTATTGAATATCCTGATAGTTTTAAATGATCATACCCTAATGAATTAAAGTATTCTGCATGAGAAGTACTGAATACGGTTGTCATAGTTTCAACTCCATACTCTTTGCATTTCTCTATAAAAAACTTTTCATCTTCAAAACTTAGTTCTATACTCTTCAGTCTTTCGTACTCCTCTTTATAAGGTCTAAACGATTCGTACTCCTCCCTATTAGTAAACGTCTCTGCCTTTATAGACTGTATTTTTAGTATATCGCTATCAGGTGCAGCTTGTTCTATCATAGATTCAAGAATAGACCTGTCTCCATTGTGATTTTGACATAATTCCGATATGATTTTCATTGACTTTATTTTAGTGTGTATGTTTCATTATCCTTTCCTTTTACATCTACTACCTCTACTTTATACCCTAAGGTTGTTCCGTAGTATTTTACATCGCCCTGTCTTCCGTCTATAAAATACGGTATTTCTTTTCCTAATAGGTCGACAAAACCCTTTAGGTTAGAAGTAACGCCGACTGCGTCTCCGTAAGTTCTAAAATCAGGTCCATCTAATATAATAAAATCTACATCTCTATATGGTTCCATATCATGTACATATGTAAAAAACTTTCCTTCTACTTTACCTTCTACTTTAACTATGTTGTTAAATTCATTTGCGCCTATTTTTACGTGATGATCATAAAACTCCTGTGTTTCTTCAAAACCCACTATTCTACCGCCGTAATTTAATTCATTAATAAACAACTGCAATGTATGAGTACTCCTTCCTCCTCCGTATTCTAACGTAAGTTTGGGTTTATTATCATATATGTGTTTAAATGCAGCAAAGTATTTACCGTCTGATGATATCAGTGCTTTGTACCATCTAAAGTTTGGGCTTGCTTTTAGGTACTCTCTTAATTGTCCTGGTGTGATCATAGTCTCTGTTTTATTAGTTCAAATAGGTGTTTATTAGCATTAGGTGATGGATGACTTCCGCAAAAATATTCTCCATAAGGAGGTTTATTACTTCTTTTAGAAGAATCATTATAGTCTTGGTATATTTTTGAATGCTCTTGTCTTAGGTATTGATACCAGCAATCCTCAGGTTTATTACTATATTCTCTAAAATATCGTTCGCTTTCTACCTCATCTACTTTTTCTTTAACATTAAATGATAAAAAAGATAAGTTCTTTTTAATATCACCCAAATTATCTTCTATAGAATTCCATATTAAGTAATTTAAATTTTTTGATTTAATATAGGTATCTAAGAACATAACAGTTCTCTGTAGTTTTTTAACTTCAATATCAGCATTAAAAAAATTTTCTGTATAAGTTCTAGCATAGGTATATATTTCATTACCTAAGTTTTCATCTCCTAATAGTTTTTTAGCTCTTTTTTTAGCTATATCACTTGTTCCTGGGGTTTTACCTCTGAAATCAAATGGATGTAAGTCGTAAAACATTTGATCATGTTCACTCCATATTTCCATTCTTGTTAATCCGCTTAGTCCTAATAGAATTAATGGTTTTTTATTTGGATTATTTTCTATCCATTCGTAAGTTTTTCTTATTATACTTTCATTTGAACCACCAGGTCTGGCTATATTATATTCAGGTACGTTTAGGTGTTTAGCTACTAATGATGATGCTCTATACTTTTTTTCTGCTGCTAATGTAGGCGTTGGAGGATCGGTTATATTTGCTCCTACAACATAACTACATCCGATTGCTACTACACAGTCATATTTATTTTCCATCTTCTAATTTTTCTATTACTCTTTTATACGCCTTTTCTTGTGATTCGATTGCTGTTCCACCGACATGAGGAGTTACTGTTAAGTTGTCTAATTGTGAGTTTTTAAGGACTGATTCACCTTCGGTATGTTCATCCTGTACAACATCTGTTGCATATCCTAAAATCTGCTTCTTGTCTAATAACTCTAAAATTTCTTTTTCATCTACAACTTCACCTCTACTAGTGTTTACTATAAATAGTTTTTTGGCAAACTTCTTGATGAATTTTCTGCCAATTAATCTTCTATTATCTTCGTTAAGGTCGATGTTGATGCTTAGAAAGTCTACATTCTTAAAGAACTCTGGTTTGTTATGGTCTTTATCCATGGTGTATACTTTGTTAAAAAGAGGTCTTCCTAACTTTTTAACCATACTACCTAATCTTCCGTAACCTAGTATACCTAAATTTTTAGAGTTCATTTCTACAATATTTTCAGTCTGTCTAGGTAGTTTTAACATTAAGTATAGATTATGTTCTGCTGTTGACCATATAGTAGTAAGCACAGGATCGTTTTTTATATGTACAATATCTGCTTTTGTTACCTGTATATGATTTAATCCTGTAGAAGGGGTGATGATTTTATTTATGTTGGTACCCACCAGGAGTTTATCTGTTATTGTATACCCTATGTAGTTAGGAGCTACGAATAGGTAATCACATTCCTTAAATAAATGTTGTTGTTCTTTTTCTATGAGGTCTGATAGATCTAAGCACTTAAATCTTTCAGAAACTATCTTATTAAATTCTGGTAGATGTCTATACGGTGTTAAAAATCCTATTGTTTTCATACTAGTTATAAAATGTGTCTTCTATATTCCAACTACTATAGTTCTTGCCTGTTTTCCAAAATTCGTGTTCGCAATTAAATATAACTACAGTCTTATTTTTATTATAAGACATGGCTACATCACTGTTTATATAAAATAATAATTCATATAAATCTCTTTTGAATGTTTTTATATTATTAGAATCAATATAGATACAAAAACCTTTGTATTCATTTAACTTTACAATCTTCTTAGAAGTAGTTTTTTCTTCAATAGGTATATACACCGGTTTCATGAAGGTATGTAGGTTCTGGAGAGGTTGTTTTTCTTCATATGCTCCCCAATCGGTACTTCTTTTTTTGTTATAAGTCTCCATAAACTCTGCTAAGCCTTTAAAGTCGTTTAGTTCATCTTCCGGTACGTTAAATATTGGGTTATTAGGTTTAGTTAAACCTGCTATTAAGCTTTCGCCATTTTCATGAGGTTTATTTTCGTCATATTGAAATTCATCTAAACATATACTACCGTCTTGAAGTAACTTATTTCTATTTTCATTTTGGATGGACTCTGTTTCATTTAAATTAGTAGAGTATATATTAAATGGCATTTTCCAAAAAATCTCTGAAAAGTTTCTCATCGACGTAAAACTAGTTTCAAGATAAAACTTAGAACAGTGATACGATTTGTTACTATTTTCATCCTTAATCTGATTTAACTTTAGTATAGGAATGCCTAGATGTTCCTTTCTCTTTACACCAGTTACTTGTCCTGGTATGTAAAAATCATAAAATAATTTATTATCTGTTTTTTCACTAGGATTAAAGATACTGAGGAGTTCATTAGGGGTTTCTATTTTACTGCAGCCTTCAATTAATGTAAATTGACACTGTTCTCTATGCTTTTTGTTAACATAAAAAAGAACGTTTCTTAAAGGTGTTTTAGTAAATACACTTGCTTGACATCTGGTTTGCCCGGGGTGTACAATAAACGAAAAGTTTTCATGGCTATTTAGATTATACAAATCTATCTCTTTTTTTTCTCCTTTAGGAGATACACTTATATGTACCGGTAGGTTGCTTTTAAAATCGCAGGCAGCCATTTCGTTTATTATATTAAGTTTTTGCCTAAGGCTTTGAAGATAGTCTCCGTATAGGGTATATTCAAATACTCTCCCAAGAGGTGTTCGGTATGTAGGTAGGTCGGCAAGTAAACCATACTTCCCTACTAAAAAACTTCTTCTAAGTTTTTCAAATGAGTAGTACTTTATATCCTGTAAGGATGCTTGCCAGGGGTAGTTAGTAAAGTGATATACATCAACTTCATCTAATACACCTTGTACTAATTTTTCTGAGCCTTGTTTGAATTCTCTTTGCATTATATCCAGTCGTATTTGTTAATATCTTCTGCTATACACAGTCTTATCCAATCACTTCCTCTACCGGGTACTGTACAATTCGATTTAATTTCTAAAGTATTCGGTATATTAAACTGTCCTCTGATGTGAATCCAGTTGCTTTCTGATGTTATAAACTCGATGTTGTTTTCTCTTAGGTTATCTTCTAAGAGCAGCTTTGTTTCTTTTATTTTCTTAATATAACTTTCTATGTAGTAATCATTGGACAATAGTACTTCCACCCATTTTAGGGTTATACCTGATGTTTCGTACATATCCCTATATTGAGACAGTTTTTGTATGTTTTCTCTTTGACTAAGTATAGTACCGAATCTTATTCCTGCGCTTCCTAGTGCTTTTGAAAATGTCCGGGTAACAAATAAATTTGTATTTGTCTTTATTAAAGGTATAGACGATACTGCTGAAGAGAATTCAATATAAGCTTCATCAATCAATACAGGCACTCCTTTGTCTAATATTCTTAATATGTCAACTGTATTAATTAAGTCTCCTATTGGAGAAGATGGATTTGAAATAACTACTATACTGTCAAGAGTTATTTTATCTAGTAATGCTTCTATTGGGAAAATTAAATTATCATATTCAACCACTTCTTGTTCCATATTGAACATATCTGAGTATATGTTATACATTGGAAAGTTTGGATTAGTAGTGATTACTTTAGAATAGTCTTGGTTTATTTCAAAGAAATATTTTAAACACCTATCGCTACCAAAGCCTATAAGTAGTTCTTCATGTTTATAATAATCCTGTAGTAGGGAATATGCTCGACTAGATTTAACATTTGGGTAGTATCGAATATCTTCTTCTCTAATACTTTGTTTAAATCTCTCAAATAGAGAGCCCCAAGAAGATACCTTTTCCGAAGAATGTAATCTTACCTTATCAAAAGATACTTCAGCGTTAAACTTCCTTTTTATCATATAAACTTCTTGTTTTTAATTATTTCCCAACTTTTAGGAAGGGTGGCATATATACGTGTTGAAGCTTTTTCATTAAATCGTGAATATAGTATTTTAGCTAACCTACTATTACCCCTTTCGGAGTAGTGGTAATCATCTACTACCAGTCCTTCATGATGTAGAGTACCTTCTTGGTCTCCTTTACTGTTATAATTAACAAAATCTGTCAGGTCTATTATATTCAGTTTGTTAAATACTTCAGGTAACTCAGGTAATTCTGTTTCAAATTTATGGTAACTCTTTCCCCACCATTCATCGTAGGCTCTTTTAAAGGATTCTGATTGGTTGGTAGTTTGAATTCCCCAATCTGAAAATGGAGCATCAAAAAATCTTACAATAGCTCCTTTTGCTTCTAAATATTCCTGAAGGTAGTATAGGTCGTATATCATGTGTCCTTCTATGTTTTCAAAATCTATATAGTGTTCTAGGAATGCTTCTTTATAAGGTGCCTCTGATTCGAACTTTGTTATATTCCCTACAGTATCTACTTTTGTAGGTTGTTCAGAGTTCCCGGCATATGCTATTTCTTTTCTAGTAGGGCTAGGTATCTGTATTACAATTGTATGGTTTTTAAGGCTAGTTTGTTTAAACGCATATGACCTTAATACCCTGATGCAGGATTCTATTCCCCAGCCTCCAAAGCCGAAATTATATACCTTATCAGCTTTCATCATTACTCCAAGCTTACCCACCCAAGAGAGTGAAGTAAGGAATTCCGAAGATACTTTATCTGTTTTATATTTTTCTTTTAATGCTTCTGAGGCTAGCTCGTGTTGTTCAACATTAATTTCATTTTTAGTAAAAGCGCAACCTTGTGTGTGAGAACACCCTACTCCTATTAATACCTTACCTTTATTCACAACTGCATTTTTAGCGGACTGTCTAACAGTTCTTATTTGAGATTGTTTGTCAATTTGTGGTTCAGTGTTTGTACCGAATAACTTTTTTAAAATGTCCATTTTTTTAATTCTTTTAAGTTCCTACTCTATTCAACTTTATTTCATCAGAAACCATATTTGAATTATATTTTATTGAATGTATTATATAGCTCACAAATTCTTCTGGTAATATAAACTTGTCGAATTCTTCTTTATTTATTTTTTTTCCCATTGGAGTTTGCATGCCGCCTGGTGAGAAGCAGTATGTTCTAATATTATCTACTTTTAGCTCTTGATGGAGAGATCTAGATAAACCAAGTAGGGCATGTTTAGTGGAGCAGTATAGTGTATTTCTTGCTGTTCCTGTATACGCTGAGTTTGAGCCGATGTTTATAATTCTTCCCCAGTTGTTATTTTTCATATCTTTAGAAAACTCTTTGATTAATACAAAAGGAGCTTTTACATTAATGTTAAAAATTTCATCAAAGTTTTCAATAGTTAATTTTTCTATTTCATTAGAAACAAATACTCCAGCACAATTAACTAATATATCAATATGTCCAATTGTACTTCTTATATATTCGATTAACTCTGTTAAGTCTGAGTTGAAGTCTGATTCTTTGTGTTCGCAGTTGAGTTCTAATGCCAGTTTGTTTAGTTTACCACTGTGTTTGCTTGTTATAAACAGGTTTGCTCCTTCTTTGGTAAACTGTGAGCATAGCTCACGACCAACTCCTCCGGTTGCTCCGGTAATTAGTATGTTTTTATTTTTTAGAATACTGTTCATTTATATTATTTTCTGTAGTATTGGTGTTAGTTCTTTGTAGGAACAATTCTTACAGTGACTGGTTGGGTTATTAGTAGAACATCCTCTTTTTACATTTTTATAATCTAGGGTCTCTCTAATCTCCTCTATTGTGTTTTCAAATAAGTTCCCGAATGGTTCAGCTCCTGTGTTTAAGCAGCACATTTTAACATGCCCTTCCACAGTAGTGTATATACCTTCTTCAACCCAAAAACAGTCTGAAAAGTCCCAATCTTTGTTTCCTTTAATATTAGCGCCCCAGTTGTCCTTTAAATATAGTAAATTTTCTTCAGAATAACCACCCACAAGGGATTTATCTTCCGTCCAGTCTTGGGCGATATTTAATCTAAGTTCTTCTAAGTTGTATTTGTCTACTATCTCATCTTGTATAATTTGTATATCTTGTATATTGTCTGGGTTTACTACATAGTTAACTGTTACTCTGCAATTATGTCTTTCCATATTTTTAAAATCAGAAAAGAATGTTTCCAGTTTACTCCATTTTGCGGGTGCTCTGTCTCTTTCATAAGATGTTTTATACCCGTCAATACTAAGGTACATTAAGTCTACATACTTCATACTGTTCTCGAATTTATTGCCCATCTTAGTACCGGGCTTGACTGGGTATTGTATGTTAGTGGCTACTATTAGAAAAGCATCTGGGAATATTTCTTTAAATATTCTACATACCTCATCAAACTGGGGGTGTAGCATAGGCTCTCCCATTCCCATTAGTTTTGCTTCTTTAATAGGATGGTGTGCTAGATTTTCTAACATCTTTCTGTACTTATGTAAAGGCATGTGTTGCAATGCTCCTATTACATCAGCCCTGTTACAAAAAGAGCACTGTAGGTTACAATAGTTTGTTGTTTCTAAATACGCATATGTTATTGGCTTGTTCATACTTCTCTTTTCTTTAGTTGATTAAATTCAAACCTATGTTTAATTTTTACCTTTTTACTTTCTAAATTATTATGCTTAATTGCGTATGCATGAAAATTATGACCTCCATGTTTATCATCTATACCATCCTCTAGTCTATAGTAACTTTTCCAAGAGTTTGCGTATCTATCATAAGCTAAAGAGGTTCCTAATGAAAAGAAATCCGATGGTTGGTACCAAGCTCCTGTTTTATCTACTCCTATATCACTTAGAATATTTATCTCATACTGCGATGAATTATTACATTTATCTCTTAACGTACTTAACAAATCTTCTTTATTAATTTCTATCTCTCCTCTTGCTAGTACTACATAATCATAAACAAAGTTTCCCTGTAATTCATGTTTTAATTTTAGTTGATTTACTCTTGCTATACAGTATGCTGCTCTTTCAGTATGGTTTTTAAACTCAAAGATATCTGTTTTTATATATTCAGTTTCTGTAAAAAAATCTAATTTGTTGTTTGGTTTAAAATCATCCCACGTGGTTAAGAAGAAATCAAAACTAAAGTCAGACTGGTCATTTAAGTTCTTATACAAGTTAGTAAAAACTTTATAAGTTCTTGTCTGACCAAAAATACAAACTGCTATTTTATTTTTACTGTTCTCCATTTAAATAACTCTCAAGATATTCCGGTGTTCCTAATTCATAAACTTTATCTACCTTTGTTATAACTATACGTTTCTTATCTTTGATTGCATAATTATAAACTGGTGCTACGTAGAATTCGTTATTCACTCTATCGTTTGCTTCAATCATCTGTTCAGCATACTTTACAAAATCTGATCCTCGATTCCAATAATAATAACCTGCTGTGGCATCATTTGATATCTGTTTCTTTTCGGCTACTTCTACTACATACCCCTCTTTGTTGGTTTTAGCATAACTCCAATCCGTTCCTTCTCCGTAAAAACAGGGCATTCCTCCGTCATTAAGGCTGAGTTGACTGAAGGTTGCATTAACATCATAGTCTATTAATTGATCTGAGTTAAAGGTAAGTAGGGGGGTATTATTATCTATATGCTCTTTTGCAGTTAGTAGTGTGCAAGCTGCACCTTCTGTTGTACCGTCTAGAACTATTGTTTCAATATTATCATGTCCTATAACTTCTCTAAAGAAACTATAATCGTAATTCTCGTAATCTTCTTTTTGAGTTATGATTATAAACTTAAAATTCTTTGCGAAATCTATATTTAAGTTTTCGATAACTCTTCGAACCATTGGTTTACCGTTTACATCTATAAATGGTTTTGAGTTAACATAACCCTGTTCTTGGAATCGAGATCCTTTACCTGCCATTGGCAGTACTATATTAAAAAATTGTTTCATTTAAATTATCTTTAAAAAATTCATTTGGGTATCTATTTTTATCGTCTATGTAAAATGTAGTATCATGTTGTTTAAAACAGAGTTCATGGTATTTACACCCCCATAGTTCTAATTGTGATTCTGTGATAGGTCTATAATACTCTTCCCCTCTTCCACTCTTTAGACCTCTAGCCGTATTAAATACTATTTCATGTCCTTCATCATAAAGTTTATTAATCTGTTCTATTCTGTCCTTAAAAGGTTCTCTTGTTATTACCGGTCCTTCTTCTCTGCAAATAGTATTGTCTATATCTATAACAAATTTCATATTTATATTTTTAATTTACCTATACTTTTATTACTCTGATGGAGGTAATATTCTATCTCTCTAGTACCCATATTAACTTCCATTCTTAAATCTTCTCCAGAAAAATATTTATTGCCGGATTTTGAATTACAGGTTATATACTTAACTGTGCTATCTCCTGGTGTGTACCTTGTAAAGAAGTTAAAATCGTAACCTGCTAAGGCGCTTAAGTAGCTTCTATGAGTTCCTCTTGCTAAAAATTTATTTCCATCACTATTTTCGATGTATGACGGTAAAGATATCAGACCATCTTGTTTAATACTGGTATACCATTCAATACTGAAATCATTATGCCAATCTACACCTGAGTTTGTTTGATTGTACTGTTCTTTTATAGATTGCCAATCACCATTCCAACCTACTGTGCTTTCTACCGTTTTAACATACTCTCTTATTACTGATAGGTCTTTATTATGTAGGCATGCTGTTTGGTAAGTGTTTATGATCTCTTTAGGTATTGTGCAGAACATCATTCTATCAGTACTATACGATTCTTTAAGAATGGTTTTACTAGTAATATCTGTTTTCGCGTTTATGGTCCCCCATGGTCCTTTTTTAAAAAAACTTGCTTTACTATATTGCCATTTATGCCCTAAATCGATTTTTTCAAATTTAAATTTATTTATATTATTATTAGTTTCCCAAGTTCCGTCTTCAAGAGTTAGGTTTTGATTTAAGAGATTTAATGCTTCCCATTCCGGAAAGCTAAACGTATCTAATACTTTTAGATCTCTAAAGGCTGTTGTGTAGTATTTTGGTTTATGATCCATTATACATCGCTTTTACTATTTTAAAATCTAATTCTGTATCTACATCTACTAACTCATCTTCAGGCCATTCAATTAAATATGGGTGTGGATTTCCATACGTATTAGGGAATAATTCCCAATGTTCTAACATATAAGCTTTTTCGTACATAACCAACGAATGAGTAGCTTCCCATAAACCGGGTCCTGAAGTGGTTGATAACCTGTCATTAGGTTTAAAATTAATAGGTGTTGCAGCTTTATTCCAGAAAAAGTTTTTAGTATGTTTTACTGTTATAGCACTTTCCAAAGGTGTTTTATTAAACCAATCAATTACCTCTTGTAGTTTATCCACATTAAGAAAAGGTTGACATGGATTATAGTTTATAATATAATCAGCTTTTACCTTATTTAAATGATCATACATTATATTATGAGCACAATTACCTGGTGCAACTGATTTGTATTCTCTGTGTAGTATTTCTATTCCATCGACTACCCTATCTTTTATTTCTTGTTCATGAGCTGCTAAGTACTTTTCTTGTACATTCTTTAACTTCTGTACTTTCTTTAAAGCAATATCTAAAAGAGTGTTCCCATCTCCTAAATCACGTAGATGTTTTTGAGGACATCTAGTACTTTCCATTCTTGCATGTATTATAACTGCTATGCTTTTCATCTTTAGTTATATTTTCCTATTAGTTCCATATCTCTAAAAAAAGTTAATTCTTTACTTTCTATATCCACTTCCATCCTTAAGTGCTGGTTCTCAAAATGAGATTGTAAATAAAGTACTAGTTTTTCTCCTACAGGTTCTTTTCCTAGTTTAGGGTATTGAATAAAAATAGGAACATCACTACCGGACATTGCTAATAGAAGGGCTCGATGTGTTCCTCTATTTAACAATCTTTCTGTCTGTACGTAACAAATTGGATAAATTAATCCTTTTTCTTTTAATGTTATAAACTGTGTAGGGTTTAAGTCTGCGCTCCATTGTAGTATTTCATGTTCTTCAAAAAAGTCTTTAAATTTATGTAGTTCTGGGTATTTAGTGTTATACTTAGTAGTGAGTATCTCAAGTCTTTGGTTAGTTATCTTTTTATTAGTCCCACTATCTAATTCTTTAATAAACTCTTTAAATTTTCTTACATCTGGGTTAGAATGAACTGATGTCATTAGGTGAACGAATAATTCTCCAGGTAAAACAAGGTACATCCAATGATCCCATGTTTTATTTACTCCTGTCATATCCATAGATATAATATCTGCTTTAGCTTTTAGTGTTTTTTGTTTAAAAGGATCTACATCATAATAGGATGGACTGTGTCCTAGCCAAAAAGCATTGAAGTCTATTGATTCTTCATCAGAATTAAGAGGTCTTTCGTTTTCTCCTCCTTCTTTTTCTAATGTATTACCTAATAGTTCATGATTTTTTAAATACAAATCAATTACTTCTTGATATGGGATTATATCAAAAGAATTTAAATGACTAAATGTGTCAAACCAATATCTCACTCCTTGTTTTCTATAAATTTTACTCATAATTAAAATATTCTATATCTTGAGCGTACTTATCTCGTACTTTATCTACTAATTCATCAGTATAGGCTTCTTTGTAGTTTTTTTTCAACGAAGATATATTACTATACGGTAGATCAACAACACTTAGCCCTATTCTTTGACAAACAGTGTTGAAATCTTCAGATAACGTTTCGTATTTACCAATATAGTTAATATATGGCAGATAATCAACATTATTACTGTATTTTCCCTGTAAAAATTCATATTGACTCGTTAAATGTATAAACTCACCGTAGTAGTCAGCTATTTCTTGTAAAGTTCCTTCTTTTCTTTCTTCTCTTGTACAGTTATAATGTTTTTCGAATAAATCTTGTATATTATCCACTACATAGCTGAATTTATGTTTTGTATTTAGAAAGTCTCTGTATTTGTACTGAGAGTATAATCTATCTAATGGATTTCTAACAAAAGTAAATACAAAGTACTCTTTAAACATATCTTTATCAAATTCATCGTGGTGTATTTTGAATCCTTCATATATATCAGTAACTCCTGTTACCTTATTAAGAGTCCTACCTACCGATACACCAGCACACTTAGGTATATGTAGAAATATGAATTTATGTTCGTGGTTTATCACTATAGTTTAATATGTTTAATATAGTTGTCAAAATCTAATAGATCATAATTATCCCAGTTACTTAGGTCAGAATAACTACTTAAAAGATAGTCCATATCTAATTCATTCCAATCATCTACTAACACTATGGGGAATAATTTTGAATAATACTCTGTTAATATATTTCTTTCGCAGATTGGTACAGTTTTCATGTACAAAGCTTCCCACATCCTGTGGCAATCAATACCATTACCTTGAGGACTAATACAAAACTTATGTGATTTTAAAGTTCTAAGGTAATCTTCGTACTCTTGATGAGGAAGGAATTGAAATCCTTTTCCCATTAACACCTTATGACATTCTGGTCGGTGTTCTTCTCTTACTCCTCCGTTAATTTTAAAGTAAAAGTAGCAAAGTTTATCTTTTTTAACTTTCTCATCTAAAATCTTATTAACTGTGCCTAGATTACCCCAAGGCCAGTTACTGTTTGCTAAACCAATTGGAATAGGTACAAGGTCTTTATGTACAGTGTTAATATTCTGAGTGTATATCTTTTTTAAATTAGGGATATCAAAGTAGTGGCGGTGTATATCGTCAAAGTTTTGATCTGAGTTATGCAATACTACTCTGAATGGGTTTGTAAGAGCTTCTAATTTACGGAAAAGGTTAGAAGATACTAAAGATGTTTTGTCTTTATTTATTAGAGAGCTATTAACATATATTAATTCAGGATTATCGTACTCAAAGAAATTAAATTCATCAACATCAATTGAATTATGCTTAGTAGCACTTTCAAATGGTTTATGTTGCAGCTTACTTATACCTGCATCGCATATATCTTGAAACTTTTCACCTGTTAGTATTTCCATTAGAATTTTTTATTTTCATTTATGATAAATTTGAATATATCTAAACCTAGTTTCTCTTTTTCAACGAAATGGTTTAGTGCGGACACATCTTTTGGTAAACATGATCCTCCAAATCCTTTAAACTTTTCATTATACCCCAAATATTCTTCAGCTTCTACATTTTCTAATAAGAATGCATTTAATACATTATTGTAGTCAACACCTAAGTGTTTACTAATCTCTCCATATGTTGTAGAAAAGATTGTTCGTAAAGCTTTATATGAGTTAGAGTAATACTTAGAAAGTTCTGATTCAGTAGGTTTTACTTGAATTACTGTTTTTGGGTAATGACCATGTGATCTAACTATATCTCTAAAAGATTTTGAATTAAGAGTTCCTACTATAAGTACATTATGGTTTTCAGTAAAGTCTTCATACCCGCATCGTTCTCTTAGGAACTCTGGGACGTGCGCTATTCTAAGATTCCTATACTCTTCTTGCAGTTTTGATGTAGTTCCGGGTTCAGTGGTTGATTTTATTGCAACTGTTCCTTTGTAACCGTATTCAGAGATACTCTGCACAAGTTCTCTTACTATTGTTGTATCACAAGAACCATCTTTATTCTGTTTTGTTGGGACACAAATATACACTAGGCTACTATCTAAAGATGCTGCTAAAGATGTATCCGGTAGTTTAATGTCATGTACATATACCTTATGTCCTAGCTTTTTAAATGCTTTTGTAATCGCGGTGCCAACCATTCCGTAACCTATAACTCCTATTTTCATAACATTAAATTTCTTAAATACTTTGCTGTATTTTCATATCCGTTTTTTTCTAAGTCTACTTTATTATAAATACGGTTGTTATGAAATCTTTGCATTTTATAACCAACAAAGTATCCGTCTAAAAGTTCTTTCTGGTTATTGGTATTATGAGATGTTCCGATTCCTAAAGTTTCTACCTGTTTAGCTAAAGTGATGATTTCATTTGAATCGGTTAGATCGTATAGTGCTATAATGGGAATGTTATGTTCTACACAATGAGTAAGCATTCCTACTCCTGGTCTGCACACATATACACATTCTTGTGTTGTGGTAAGATCATCAGTTACTTCCCAATGGGGTTTACAGAGTTCTTTTATTTGATCTAAAGTTTTTTTATAGCTATTTAAGTAATTTAAACTTGGATGTACAGCTACTACCGTTTTTATATGATCCCAGTAGGTTATTTTTTGTTTATGTTTACAGCCGAAGCCGAATTGTAATTTATTCTTGTACCTCTTTACACTATCTGTCTCAGTATATTTATTTGTTATAATAGTAGGATTGTGCTTTAGTATTAACTCTTCATCGTAATAGGATATACTATTAGAGCCAAACTTATTATTGTAAACATCCTTCCATAAAAATGAACCCATTAGTATAGTATCTGGTCTATGTTCTAATAAGCCGACTATGTTATCACTAACTACGTAATCGTATTGGTGGAGGTTTTTGCCGTAATAGTCGATCCAATTCTTGTAAGTTTGAAAATCTACTTTCTTACTCTTAATAGTTTTATCCCATCTTATATTAGATTCTCTATAAAATATAAAGTTTACAGGGATATCTGGTTGGAATTTATCATACTGGTATTTCTCACAGAATATATCTATAGTAAAATCATTATGTAAATATGAGGCTACTTCTAATACTCTTTTAAAATGTCCATATCCATTAGAACAAGTGAAAAATGCTATTGTTTTTTTCATATATCCCAGTTCTCTAAGGTCTTTTTTACAATATTTTCAAAATACACAGAATAATCTTGTGAGATATAAGGTATCTTCTGTCTAGTATCTTTTAATAAACTAATTTGCTTTTCACTAGGATTATCTATATACTTTTTTATAAAACTATTCATATTATTTTCATAATCTTCATAATAAATCTGTAGGTAGTTATATTTTTTAGTTATATTTTGATTTAATGCAATATCACTAATAAAAGTTCTTAAAATAGTATTAAGGTAGTACTCTGGTGATATGTTTCCTTGTATACGCATATCATATCCTAATCCAATATGTCTGGCAGGGATTGGGTCTTTTATGTACTTATTATGAAATTTTTGCATATTCTTTTCAGTCCAGTGTTTGTTATTATCATATAAGCCATCTTGTATAAACATTTCCCATAAAGGTAGAGACAGCAAACAACGAAGCTTATCTTTTCTTTCAACAGATATAATTTTAAAATCTTTATTTAATTTTTTAAAATAATTAATAGAATCTAAGTATGCTATAACGAAAGGATTATTTAAAAGTACAACTTTATAAGTAGAGTCATCATTATAGAATTGACTACCTATCTGTTTTAGTAAATCTGACTTGCTTACATCTACATTTATTTCACCACAATCGATATTAGGTATATCTCTACTATCTAATAACGTTTGAACTATCAGTTTCATCTGTGTACCCCCCGACCTATAGTGAGATAGTATTATTGTTCCTTTTTTATTTTTACCTATTAACATAATTTTACTTTAAGTACCAATCTCTAAAATATTTTTCCATTACTTTCCAATGCTCAACATTTAATAAATGTAAATCTTTAGGACATCCTTCTTTAACAAGTGTTTCTATAAAAGGTAGATCTAGTAGGGGTGTAATACCAAACTCTTGCATATATTCGTGCATCAACACACCTGGTCCCACTGCGTTAAAGTTTGGGTTATAATCTCTTTTTACGTTTTTATTAATCTTGTACTGCCTATAAAAGTAGAGGTTTGATAACATATCCATTGTATATGAATTTGCTCCAAAGACGCAATCATTTAAATTAAATGCATTAAACTCATGTGGCATAGTTCCCCCATGGGTTGTATAAAATACATTATCAAACATTGGTTCCCATTTCAGGGGCTCTTCTGGGTTGTAACATACATCAGGTCTTGTTTTAAAAACTACATCGTATTCAAAATTACTTTCTAACTCATGCTTTCTTTTCATTAATATTGTTCGAGTTAAACTATAAAACAGAGAACTCCAGTGATCGTTATCATAAAAATACTGTTGCTTTTTATCATCAAGTATTGAGTCTATGGGCTTGTAAGCGTCACAAAACTCTTTAAATTCATCATGTCTTACAGGGCGAAAGTTATACTCTTTTGAGCAAGCTGGGCGGTCCATACTATAGTCCCATGTATGTACAAAATAATCAACTTCAGATCCGGAAGTGCTCCAAAACCATTTTTGACTATCCAATGCTAATTTCCAATTTCTTAATTGGCCGCTTATTAGAACTGCTATTTTCGTCATAATACTTTTATTTTTATTCTATTTGACCACATTGTTGCGTACAGTGTATTTTGTGTTCTTTTATGATTCGCAACAAAAGGAAGTATAAATCCATTACAAAGTAGTATATTATCGTCAATTGTGCATTCTGTTGGATTACCGCTATGAACTACGTTTTTAACGTACAGTGTCTTTTCTCTTATGTTCTTATTAAATAGGTCTTCAAAGTTTACTTCAGTTAATGTTTCTGGTGTGTTTATTATTAAGTGGCCGTTATAGAATGTATCTAAATCCAGTTCATGCTTCTTTATATCAAGAGATACTCTTTCTAGGCTTCCTGTAAAAACATCTACATTAGTAGGTAAATTTAGTTCTTTTATTAATTTATACCTATCATCCTGTAGTATAAGAGTATACCTATTGTTAAAAAAATTATTGTTCATATACCTTATACTTTAACTCTTTTTTAATATCGTAATTTCTAATTACCTGTATGTTATGTTCTAAAACTTCTTTCATTGATTCGTACATAATAAACATCTCTGTAGTTGATTTTTTTGATATCTCTAATACTAAATCCATTACTGCTCTTAGTCTTTCATCTGAGTTATAGATCTCATCATAGCTTTCATCCCACCATTTATCAAAGGTTTTGAAACCTCTTCTTTTAAGTTCCTTTAAAGCTCTAAATGGTCCATACTGTATAATAGGGTGCCCACAATACATGGGATTAAAAGTAGAACTATGTAAATTACAGGCACCTAATGTTTCAGGGAATGCTCCCATTACAATACTAATAAAAGTATTTTTATAATGTATTGGTTGAAATGGTAAATCTGCGTTGAAATTGCCGACTTCATATCCAGGATCTCCATGGTTAGTTCTATCTGTGTTATCTATATCAAAAGGTGTTTTTAATTTTAAATCGTCTTGATTCTCTTGATCCGTTATATCCTCAAATAATGTACCAAAATTATAATGGTGGTGATTAGGTAAATTTGGAAAGCTTATTAGGGATTTTTCTAGAATATTATACTTATTAAGAAACAACATCATTAAGTTTCGTTGCTCTCTATCTGTTCGATTAACTTTAAGAAAGTGTCTTATTTTGCCTCTATTGTCTCTTTTATATTGAATCTCTTCTTCTACCACTACTGTAGCTGGTAAAGCTTTTTGTGATATTAACCTAGACACATCATTAACATTCCACATAAAAGGTATTACATTAATATACGTATTTCTTGGATTGTGGTCCTTGTATTGAGTATGTATTTGGTCCGCTATTAAATTATTAGTAATATAGTACACTTTAGATGGTGGTATGTTTAGATTAGTAATTGAATTATATAGTACTGGATAAAATTTATTAACTGAATCTCCTTCAAGTGTGTTGTCAAGTATTAGTTTGCATTTTCCTTTTCTAATATAGTCTAATATGTTCTTAGGTATCAGTTGTAAATTTGCGGCGGCTAACTCTTGGTGGTGGTGCATTAATACAATATACGAAGTATTACTCTGCCAGTCAAATTCTTCCATCTTTATTTCCTGTAAATTTAATGCATTTGGCTGTCCTAGTGATGAGTGAGAGAATAAAGGACGTCTAATTATTCTTCCTCTATTATCTTCTTCTTCTACAGTATGATCTCGATATGGGTTTAAGTTTGCATATAGATCCATAATCTCTTGAGAAGCATCATGCAAGTACGCTTGATTAAAATCGTCTATTAAGTAACTACTATCTTTCACTTATATAATTTTTTAACGTGTTAGCGATATACTCACATGCTTTAGAAGTTGGATGGCTACCTCCGAAAGGTAGAGGGGGGTACTCTATACGTTGTGGGTCTGTTTTTTCGTCTACAAATGCTACAATTTTTGATTGGTCTACCTGTTTAATTAGATTCTGTATTGTAACGTCTTCTGTGTGTTTCTTATTTTGAAATACTAGGTTTACATCTTGGAATCTTACAAAGGTAAAATTAAACCTATTTACTTTTAAAAAATTCTGTAAGTTTATATGATTCAATAAGTAATTAATAATAGAGTTTCTTTCACTTTTCGGATCGTCCAGCATCATTTTCTTATAGTACCTAGTGTATGCCTTAAAATACTGTACGTAGTCGTATGAAGGTAGTTTGGTAGGTAAGTCTAGAAGTTGGTTGGCTATTTCTTCTAACTTTTTAGATTTGTCTAATGATGATAATCTCCTATCTGTGTATATTTTAGATTCTGCATTAGGTTTTTTAGTTATATCCCCTGGAGTTATATTCACCATTGCGTCTTTATACATAATTCCTCTTCTCTCTGGCCAGGTTGTTCCAATTACTACATAAGTATCTTCTGGGTTCATTGTTGATAGATCTATGTTAGAGATGGTGCTTATAGTATCAGATGAATTTCCATTTTTAGCGGAACATATTAGATTTAGTTCTAAGCTTTTGGCTAATAAAAAAGGCCATGATTGGTTAACTTCTAACTTATGTCCTGCTGTGAAGCTGCAGCTGTTTATGTAGAGGTTCTTATACATTATTTATTTTATTATATAAATGTTTTGCATATACTTTATGAGAAAATTCTGTTGGGTGATAAGTCTCATCGAACACTTTCATTCTTCGGTTATGTTGTTTTGTTTCTGATATTTCTAGTTTCATTATTTCTATCATGCTTTCTTTTATAAAAACTTTTTCATATATACTAAAGTATTGTTCAAACACTCCTTCTAGCTGCAAAAATTCTAAGTAAGTAGTCTGGTTTTTCCATAGGTCATATAAAGATATTAGGGATTCGTTTAAGCTTACGCTTTCAAATACCGCGTGTTTATCGGGGTTGAGCACTGATTCAGGTGCTTCATAAAATGCATCAAAAAAGAAATGTTTAATATTATTTATTTTTAAGTAATTGTGAATAGTAATTAAGGATATCATGTACCTTGATACATACTCTTCTTTATTCCAATAATACCTACCATAGATGTTATAAAATTTTATCTTTTCCTTATGTTCCACACTGTGGTTATCTAGTTCAGCAGGGTAAAATGTATCCCATGTTGATCGGTCTTGTTCTGGCTCTTTAAAAAAGAAATCTTTTCTTTCTGGTGAGGTCCAACCTATAACAACACATATCTCTTCTGCTTTATACTTCTTCAATAATATAGGTATCTTATGTAATATACGTCTTACTATACCGTCATTAGAGGATCCTGATGAAGCTATATTTTCTGTTTCTACATTTAAGAGTTTTCCTAATTTATGAGGCCATACTTTAGGGAACCTATATGGGGCGTTGAGCGGGTGGTTAACGTGCCAAGGTTCGTCAGGAAATAATACAGGGTCTACCATATCTCCAGCTGTCCAGCTGCAGCCATCGGCTACTAATAGTTTTAATCTATCCATTCTTTCTTGAATAATATCGGGTGGTTACCATTATTGGATTCATCCATTATTTTAAAGTATGTTGTCTGTTCAAAACTAGTAGTAAATAGAGTTGAATTTTCTGGTTTAGTGCTTACATCAGCTACAAAACTACTATAGTCATTGAAAAATAATTGTACTTCTTTATTATTTAAAGCTTCTTTAGTAATATGAATCTTTTCCATATCTCCTATGAATGGGAAACTATGTTCTTCAGAATACATTGTAGCTGCTCCTAACCAAAGTATACTATGTGTATAATCTCCACTAAGTGTACCTGTCTCACCTGTAGTTGTTTTACCGTTTGCAGATAATACAAAAGTATCTTTATTTCTTCTTAAGATTACATCAAAAGTACGGGCTGTATACGGTATTGGGAAGTCTAATTCAATTGATTTAAACTCTTCTCCTTCTTTACCAATTTCCCACCATTCAAATAATATTGCTTCTCTATCATTGTTTATTTTATAAAACAATCCTATATGTTTACCATTCATTGCTATAGGGCAACCAACATGATCTGTTCCTAAATTAACGTTAGCCTTACATCTTACTAAGTCTGGAGTGAATTTAAGTAGTATTGTATGTTCATAATCGAAAAACCTAGCGACTTCATTTAGTATCAAACTATTATGATTTCCTGTCTGAAATAAAAAGACGTTATTTGTATCAAATTTCATATTATATCTTTATTTGTTGACAATATTTCCAAAACTCTTCTAGTTCTGGGTATGTTTTTACAAAATCAGTACCTCTTCTTTCATCATGTGCTTTAAAAAACTTACCAAAGTTATACCTCTGGTGTAATAGTTTTTCGTCGTCATTGGCAGATAGCATCCAATCGTATATTCTTTTAATCTTCTGTGTTTCTATATCAGAGTACCCAACATGCTTGTGGTCAAATTTAGGGATTCCTAAAAAGTCTGTGTATTGGGCTGTTTCAAATATCTCTTTCGACCACTCTTTAGGTAAAACCTGTACTGTCTGGTGAGTTGGATACCTTAGGTATGATGAATCTAGAAATACTGCTGATGTCCAATATCTATCTGTGGATGCATACTCTTGTTTTAAGTCGTAAACTCCTTTTATTAACTTCTTATATGAAGGAACTGAAAGAGCATTAAAGGTGGACATAATGGTTAAGTTAACTCTTGGGCATTTAGTTAATACCTTATTCATATTATCCCAAAACTTATTGAATACAAGTCCGTTTCTAATATATTCTGCCTGTTTTCCCCAACCATATACTGATGTAAATACAATAAATTCGTTTACTAAGTTTCTATCTTCAATTATATTGATTTTTTCAATAAACTTATCTAATAATGTATCAGGAATTCCTAAATTGGTGTTGATAGCTAAGTTTAACTTGCGGTTTGGATTAGGATTATCAATAATATAGTCTAGTACACCCCAAGTATCTTTAGATAATAAAGGTTCTCCTCCAGTTATACGGAATGTATGTAAGTCTTTATATAGATCCGGCCACCATTTCCAAAAAGCTTCTACATAAGGATTATGTTCTGATTTCTTATAGGGAAGTTTACCTTCTTTTTTTAATACTTCCATATCATTAAACCTATCTAATGTTGGATATGCACCAAATTTTTCTGATTCTTGCACCCAAGTAGATGAGAACGATGGTCCACAGTAGGAACATTTAAAATTACAGGTATTTGAAAATGCTACTTCTACATATTTGGGATTATAATCAGCTCTCCAATCAGAAGTGGCTATTTCGTTAAAGTGGGGTAAAGACCAGCTCTCATTAGATTTAAATACTCTGTCTGAGAATCGATCTGAGTTGTCTTCCACGTTCCAGCAATAGTCACACTCTGCAGGTCGTTTACCTTCCAACATCTCTTTACGTTTTGCTTTCTTAAAACGAGTATTATGTAATGCAGACGGATTTCTCTTTAATTCCGCTAAAGGTATCTTGTGGGTCGAAGGGTGATGACAGGAATGTGTGTGTCCCATCTGTAAATGCATTGTAACTTGTGTCCATTTTGCAAGACACATACCACATCCTATTCCGTCTAGTTTTGTTTTAGTTTCTGAATAAGCTGGGTTGTCAAATGATATTGCCATTGTATTATAACTTTACATTAATTAATTTAGCCCAGGGAGCTAGTTTCTTTTCTTCTATAAATGTATATTTAATACTATTTAAACCATCTTTCTTATATGGATGCTTACCTTGTTGCATCTTTAAGACGTATTTTCTTTCGTTTTTTGCTGTTGTTTCGCCTCTACTCCATTTTCCATCTACCATTCCTTGTGTTTGATGAGGTAAACATCTAAATCTACCATCAACTCTATGAGGAAGTATAGAATGATTGATAATCATATCATTTTTTTCTATTAACTTTACGTTTTTAGACTTATATGAACTGTTTTTTGTCAGCCTATATAACTCTTTACCTCTACTTTCTATTATTACTTCAGCTATATCACCCTTAAAGTAACTTCCTGGGTTATCTTTACTCAAAGAAGGGGTATGCCCTATATAAATATTCTCTTTCTTATAATTATACAACTGTCCTTTCCATATTAACGGAGATTGTGTGCCATGTCCTGCTCTTGCATCTGCTTCTACCCCATTAAGAAAGAAGTGACATGCTTTATCTTTAATTTTAAACTCTGCTGTTACCCAAGACCATTGATTAGCATACCTTTTTAACCACATATAGTTATGTTGTTTGAAAGTATTCCAAAATTGAAGTGTTAATGCACGTGAATTGTTATAGGCTATGCCGAAATCATACCCGGGTATCCTTAATATAGGAAATTCTACGAATTCTGCATTAGGATTACCTATTAGGTGTATGGGAGCCTTATGTTGTTGGTGTTCAGCTTTAACTAAAACTGATATTTTGAAGTCTTTTTTAAAGAAATTAGGTGTTAGAACCTTATATGGTATTTCCATCATAGAATTTTCACCATTAAACCTAAAATACTTGTCATATTTCGGTAAATTACTCTCTCTTATATTGGTATACCCTTCTAGATGGCATCTCCAAAAGAGATCATCATCTTCCATACCCCAGTCCCAGTAGTTATTAGAGTACCCATTAGTCTTTTCTGCTTGTTCTTTAGTAAAAAGAACGGCTCCTCCAAAATACTCTTGGTATTTCAGTTGATACTCACTTTGAGATATACTTATTGCTATATGTCGTGGGTTATCTTGAGGGTATGAGTAATCACAGGTGTTATTTTCAGGTATCATATCAATATCATGCCACACTATGTAGTCACATCCGTCTTCGAATGCATGTTTTGCTGCTATATTCTTCATTGCACCCCTATTAAACAACTTATCATCACATTGGTGTCCAAAATACATGCAAAAGTCAATATTCTGCTCTTTTAAGAACTTCCCCACCTTGGGTATGAACTCATGTAAGTGTTTTTCACGGTTTCTATAAGGAACACATACTCCTAGTTTCATATTGTCTTTGATATTAACTGTTTAAACTTTGTTGTACTCCAACCATGTGACCTATCTAGGTAATGTATGGGTATTTTTAAGTCATCTCCTGTAAAAGGCTTATTTATATAATCATCTCCTAAGAATCTTACGTTAAACTCACCTATTTTAAGTAAATCATATAAAGTCGCTTCAAATGTATAAGATATTACGTCACAAATTGATCTTAACTCTAATAACATCTCTTTTCTCTCTTCTACTGTTAGAATAGGTTTTAATTTAGTGGGTCTTTCAATAGAAGGGTCTGAATGTAGTAGAACTATTAAGCAATCACAGTTTTTTGCACATTCTTTGAACATTTTTATGTATCCTGGGTGAATTACGTCAAAATTACCACAAATAACTCCTTTTTTCATTATATACCTACGTTTAAGTGTATTATACTACGTCTACTACCTTTGAAATTGTCTTTTACTCTACCGTGTAACGTAAACTTACAATTAGAGAGGCCATCTGTAGTAAAATCTACTGATCCCTCTTGAACTTCGTTTTCAAACCTTAGTTGATTATATCTAGTAAGTTTATCCTTCCACTGACCATTATTATACCCGTTGGTATCGTGTTCTTCCACCCTTACCTTACTGTTTCTTCTATGAGGTATGAAATCTACTACGTAATCCTTAGCATCATACTTCATTATTTCACAATTCTTGATGATTCCAGTGTTTCCTCCTTCAGTTAAGTCCATTAAACTGTAATTCTTAATAAATCTTGTATCGTAGTAGGTATTTATTGATGAAGAACCTTGATATTCCCCAAAATCCTGGGTTAATCCGTAATATCTGTTATTACACACTTCTTTTGCTTCGTTTTTGTTAAGACAACTGTCCCAAGAAACGAAAGTATCAATAGTGCCTCTAAAATGTTCATCCTTTCCGTTGGATGCTCCTAAATACTGGTAAGGTTCTTGATTATAGTCATGTAATGCGTTTTGTACAGTGCTTTTCGCTTTTAAATTAATGATTCCTATCTTCTTTCCGAACATATACATAATAAACTGTCTTTCTGTAGCATTATATGTAACTAATACGTTACTAGCCTTAGGAGAAAATGGTTTTGAAGCTATTTGATGGAAATTTCCACGTCTATCAAAGGCTTGTAGTACTATTCTCTTAAAAGAGTTGTATAAAATAGAGAAATCATACCCTGGTATGTTAAATAATGTAAATCTATCTGATTCTTTGTCAGGATCTAGCTTCATTTTCTCAGGAGTGAACGATAAGTATAAAGAAAAGTCTTGACTTATGTCAAGAGTGTTACGTAGCTTTACAAAAGCATTTGTTCCATTAAACTTTAACACAGATTTAGATGAATCAGCTAATTCTCTATGCTGTCTATCTAACCTTATGTTGTTTTTAATACACCTGTACCGTAGATCGTCATCTTCAAATCCCCAACCCCAATATATATTAGAAAATCCGTTAATCTTTTCAAAGTCTTTAACAGGGAATAGTGTTATTCCACCGAAATACTCATCAAATGGGAGATCATGACTAGCTAAGTGTATAGGAAACTCTGAATTAGAGTAGTCTACATCTATAGGTGTCATGTCTACATCGTGGAACACAACATAATCACATCGTTGCTTAAGAGCTTCCTTAAAACCGATGTTCAATAACATACCTCTATTAAAGGCTGATGCGTTATCTTGTTCTACTATGATTATACAATAGTTAAAGTCCCTATTATCTAAGTACTTTACAATTTTCTCCTTGAAGGTTAGTAGTTGGTCATAGCGATCTCGATAAGGTACAATTATCGCTAGTTTTTCCAATGTTATTCTTCTGGTTTACCGATGAATTTATTATAAAACTCAGATAAATACCACTGTAGTCTTTCCGACCATTCATCTTTATCAACTTCTTCAACCCATAAGGTTAAATCTTCTAATGATGTAGCGATCTTCTCTAAAGCTTTAATTTTTCTTTCTTCGATTTCTAACTTTTGACTGTCAGTAATTGCTGTTGCTGTTACTTTACTCATGTTTTAATTATTAATTTAGTTAATTTGTTCCAGTACTGGTAATCTGTATACTTAATATAGGAACTTTTTTTCAATTTTACAACTTTAAATACAGAATTTTTTATATTAATCTTGAAGTTAAATGCTTTTAGCGCATTGTACATCTTCAAATACTCATCAGAGTACGAATAATCTTTTTTATTGTCTGCTACTGCTTTAATTCTTTCTATGCAGGTAGAGTCCCATTTAAAATGGTGTACTTGTGTAAAGCATTCTTTAATTGGCATTCTTTTAGGGTGTGATCTACCCCATGAATTGGTTCCGTCTTCAAATAGTGCGTAATGTTGACCAGAGGTTATTTTTTGATGACCTTTCATTAAGGTTACTTTGTTAGCACAGGCTCCAGATAAAGGGTATCTAAAAAAACCTGCATTCGGAAATGCTTTTAAAATATCCGTCTCTCTATTAATAATAGGGAAAGTGCCATCTATACCTAACCTATCCAAGAAACCTCCTGTAACAAAGGTATAACCGTGGGTCTCACACTTCTTAATGATGTCCGTAATAGACTCTGGGTATACTTGTAATTCATCGTCATCGGATACTATCCACCAGTCATTTGGTCTGGTTAGTTTTACTTCATTATATAGGTCTGTAACTTTATTCCAATTAAACTTTGGTTCAGTTACTACTTTATAAGGAGTAATGCCTAACTCTTCTATTTCTTCTAGTATTCCATCATCTTTATGCTGTCTATACACTACTACATACTTTTTATCTACCTTATCCTCATAGTGTTTTAACATATGAGGTAGCATAGTTGTGTTATGTCCTACAACTGTTACTAGGTTAAGCATGTTGTATGAGAGTTAGTCCTGTTGTAGATGGTTTTGATGGGTGAATACCTTCATTAAATAGATCAAAGGTTTTCCATTTCTTTTTATTAAGTGATTTGACAAATTTAGATGGTCCGTCAGCAAAGTTATCGTGGTGTTCTTGATCTGTGATATCTTTTGACACTATATAGTTATCTTGGTATGATATATCTGTATCGTGAATAGAAATAATACCGTGCTTAGGTACTAATTTAGAGTATAAGTCAAAATCTAATTTAACTCCATTGAAAGAATGGTCTGCATCTATATGCAAGTAGTCTATCTGAATATCTTCTTTAACAAAAAAGTCATAATAGGCTTTTTCAGTAGTTGAAGCTATTATTCTTGGGTGGAAGGTCTTTCTAAGGAAAGAATCCTGTTCTAACCAGGTTACCTTACCTCCAACTCCATTAGCTGCATCAACAATATAGGTTGCTCCTATATCACCCCAGTTCTTATCGTTATCACCTTCAAATATACCTTGATCGTGGAGTTCTGCTCTTGCGGCGGTCATTATTCTAGGTATAAAACCGCCTCCGCTACCTAAACACACACAAATCTTAGCTCTTTTAAGTTGTATAAGGGAATACACCACTAATCCGTCTCCTAAGTGCTTATCGGTTGCACCATGTGTCCAACGGTAGGGTACTTTCTTACCAAGGTCGCTGGTAATGTAGTCTTTTATGTATTCTTTATCTAAAATACTCATCTATTCTCTTAAGTAACTTATCTTTACCCAATATACGATTCTTTATGCAGTTATCCAACTGTTCTACTTCTTCTTTAAGATTAAAACCGTCTTCATTTTTAAGTATTTTCTTTTTATCCATCCAGTAGTGTCTAAACCAGAGTTTTTGTTCTTTTCTGTCTATTAGTCCTTTAGTAGTTGGAACAAAATATCTTTCTTTGCATTGCCATACTTCATTTACTAAGGTATCATAGTCTTGTTTATGTAAATCTAATAAATGTTTAAGAAGCAATTGTTCTGCATAAACTAAGTAATTGGAATTTGGTGCTTTTAATCTAGTTAATTCTTTCATTAATTCAACTCCTGTATGTGCGTATGCTGCTACAAATTTAGGATTGGGGAAATATAAAAAGCAACAATTAACTGATTTGTGGTTTGGTCTGCTTAGTAGATGATTCGTCTGTCTTACGTACGGGTCTAAAGCATTAGGGTAGTAGTCTTGACCGTCTTCATCATGACCTACAATTACTGTATCTTTTAATAAAGGTTCAAAGCTTTTATATACAATAAAATCGTTATCTAATATCACAGTAGGTTTGGTTGTACCTCTTAGTACCTCTACTTTGCAACTAGACCAAAATATATGTTTATCTATGTCCTCTGAGGGTGGTATTACTTTAGCTTCATCCCATGCTTGTAACAGTTCCATTTTTTGAAATGTCTCATAGGTTAGTTTATCACAGTAGAAAATTGTATGTGTGTTCGGGTTATGTTTCTTCCATTGTGTAACAGAAGCTATTAACATTTTTGTATCGAAGGAGGTATAGAAATTCTTACTATTACGTATATTCTCTAAAACCCATATAACATTTACCATTAACCATTTATTTTATACTATGCTGTTGTTGACCAACAGAAGAAAGTTGTAACTCCGGTATGATCATCATCAGTTAAGTTCAAAGTAGCATTAGTACTTATAGTTGTACCACCGGCTGCATCAGATGTCCATTTTTGAAAAACCTTAGGGTATGTGGCAGTTGCTACTAACCTAACTGTTGCATTATCATTATAACTACAGTTTTTAATTACTTGATTACTACTCTGTGCTAAAGAATCTCCTGTATACGGTAATGTTACTTGGGCGGCGATATCCGTCTTAGTATACATTGTACCATAAAATACTTTGTTATTATAAAGTTGTTCTGAAATCTTTATATTAGATGCTCCTGTTGCTGGGTAGAGGTCATCACCGAAAGATGTAGCTGATCCTGAAACTGAGATATTACTATTGCTAGCTATTTCGTTTGCCCAATCATCTGTACTACTCCAAGATATATTTGTTGTGCTATATGTCTTAACTGCCATCTTAGTCTACTATTATATCATTATCAGGAAAAAGAGATTCTAACTCTTCTTGTATCTTATTATATGCTAAAGAAAAAATATCTTTTTGAATCATTGCAAAATTATCTACATCAACCCATTCTTCTTTTTCATCTACTTTAACCATCTTTTCAGACTTTACTTCTTCGAATGCTGTTACTTCATCTCCTGTTTCTGGATCAAAACTTACAAAGGGTACTTTTTCTATTATCATTTGTTTTTCATATACAGGGACTACCTTATTTACTTTTTCTGATAGGTTAAATTTATATGATAATGGAATATTAACTTGTTCGCCTGAATCAGATCTGTTTGTGTAAAAGATAGCATCTCCAGGTACATTCTGTTTTAGTTTAACATCTTCTCTACAGGAATAGAGTGCTGTGGAAACTATCATTCTATTAGCTTCTCTTTGAACAGTAATTTGATCAATTCTCATATACGGTGCCGTGCTTGGACCTCTATGTGTATCGATGTCTATATTTAGTAGTAACCCCATAACCTATTGTTTTTGTTCTAATTTTTCAACTCTTTCTTTTAGCTCTTTATTTGCTTCAATTAGTAGTGCTACAATTTTTTCATATTGAACTGCTTTATATCCGTTAGGCCTTGTAATAACTATTTCTGGTAGAACTTCTTCTACTTCTTGGGCTATTACCCCTATATCATGTCCTTCGTTAATATGTATACCTTCTGTTGGAATCCAGTCAAAGTAGTAACCTCCAAGTTGAGATACCTTTTCTAAGGGGCTTTCAATAGGCACTATGTTTTCTTTTAATCTACGGTCTGAAGAGTAATATGCTGTAACATCTCCTGTTACCCTTAGGTACCCGGATAAATGTCCATTTGAACCTGTTATTTCACCAGCTACGTTAAGACTCGCTAGGTGGGCGGCAGAACCTGATGTTATTACTTTTTTCCAATTCGGCATTCTACAATATTATGGTTGGTTACTCAATTGAGCCCACTTCCGTTAGGCCAATAATATATCTAATATATAATATTTTCTTATAAATAGCAATAAATACGAAAGAAAGTTCTTTAATTTTTATGCGAATATGTATATATCCCCTGTATCTGATTTAACATGCATATGACCGTAACCGGCTGCTGATCCTCCGTAAGTAGGATTGCCTGTTGGGATTGCTGTTGAATAGGTTAATGTACCTAGATAAGCATCAGGAACGATATCTGTTGCATTTATAGCTAAATCATTGTCTACACCCCATCTTGTGGTTGCTGTATCGTACCCTAACCCAAATCCTGCTCCATCCGATTGCTTACTAATCACTATTCCACCGTCTGTAGCTGATGTTGATCCTGAGGCAAATACTAAGAACTTGTCTTCTACTGTTAAATTAGTGGTACTTATAACTGTTTGGTCTCCTTGTGTTGTTAAGTTACCTGTAATGACTACATTGTCATCCATCGTAATAGTTCCTCCAGCTGAGTCAATGGTAAGGTTTCCTGATACCGTGTCAATTTCATTGTCTCCGGTGATTCCTGTTTGTATATTACCTGCTGTTATACCAGTACTTGTTATATCACCGCTTACACCTAACGAACCGGTAATCTGAGTGTTGTTAGTAGTAGATACGAAAGAGCCTGTTGCTGCAAAAATGTTAGGAGATACCTCAGTACCTGTAACATCACCTGCAGATGATGAAGCTTCTGCAACAGTAGAGATAATATCACCAGCATTATTTACAATATCAATAGAACTAGTTGTAATTTTTATATTACCAATTTGTATACCTTCTTCTACAGCTGATATAGTAGCTTGAACTACTCCGTTATCAACAAATTTTAAGGATCCGGTAGTTAAGTATAAATCTTTCCAAGGCTTAGCAGCACTACCAATGTCATGTAGTTCTGCAACTGCCGGGAGTAAATCACCATCAGCTACTAAAGATCCACTTATATTTAAAGACCCTGTTAATTGACCATATGTCAGAAGGTCTGCGGAGAGTTGGTTCCATTCTATTAATGCCATAATTTTTAACTATATTTTCCTACTAGTACTACCTCGTCGTCATTATTTAATAAATATCCCAAATCATTCGTCACAACAGATACACTTATATTACTACTAACCTGTGATACTGTTCTCTGAGAGTTGGGTATATATGTGTTATTTATAAATAGTGAGAATGCCTCTTGTCCGAGTGTAAATCCTGTAGGGGGGGTTGCTATTGTTTTTCCATTAAATACAGCAGTGTTAGAATCGCTTATACTATTTGCTGTAGAAGTAGTGTTTAAGCTTAGATATGTTATTTGTTCTGTTGTCATACTTACTGATTCTGAATCTAATTTAGTTCTGGTGACAGGTCCATCAAAAAATGATGCTGTCGTTCTTTTTATTTTATTTGGACTTAGTGCCTTTGTGGCAGCTGATCCTCTTTCTGTCGTTGGTTTCACATCGAAAGTACTATTCGAGAGGAAACTTCTCTTATTTACTAATGCCATAATTTAACTAAATTTACCTGTTAGTATAACTTCGTCAGTACTGTTTAAAAGGTATCCTATATCGTCTGTAGTGAATACTACATTGATATTTGAACTTACTTGTGACACTGTTCTCTGTGAATTAGGTATATATGTGTTGTTTATATATGCTGCAAATCCTTCTTGACCAAGTGTAAAACCTGATGGAGGAGTTGCTAATGTTTTTCCATTAAATACTGCTGTGGTGGTTCCACTTATACTACTAGCTACTGCTGTAGTGTTTAAGGAAACGTAGTTTATTTGTGCTGTTGTCATACTTACTGATTCTGAGTCTAGTTTAATTCTTATCCCAGGTTTATCATGAAACTTAGTTGATGCTTTTTTTGTATTAGTCTGGGTTGCAGTTGTTGCTGCTGTGTTTGATGTTGTTTCCATTCCAAAAATAATGGAGGATTTAGAGTAAAATTTTCTATTTCCTGCTAACTGTGCATTAATTGAGTCAGGTATTATGTATCCATTTAATTTAATAGTAAAAGTAGTTTTGGTGACTCGATCGGTTCCTTGTGCTACATCTGTTTGAGTATCATATGAGTCAATACTTGACCTAAACTTAAATTTATTAGGGTATCCCCAGTAACTATCCGAAGCATAATTAACTGCTTCTATTATCTTATTGTTTTGTTCTATGTAATCAGTAAATATCATACATTCATATGTTAATGTAACATAGTCGGGCATTACTACTCCTTGAAATTCCTTTTCTTCTTTTCTATTTGTTAGTGTACTTAGTCTATCGTAGAAGTTTTTCCTTGAGTATTTCTTTTCGAAAATTATTAAGTTCTGAGGAGCTACTGCATCTATTTTAGTACCAAGAGCTCTGTTCTTCTCTAGACTCTTTCTCTTATACATTATTAAAGGTGCTTGTACTTTACCGTTTTTATCTCTATAAAAGCCGTCTTTTTGGACTGCTGCCCATCTTTCTTGGTTACCGTATATAATAGGAACGTTCTTTCTTTTTCCGTTCTGTATTACATTAGGCTTAATTACATTATTAAAATAGAAGTGAATTGATTCATCTATATCTTTAATACCTATTGAAAAATCTGAGTGTGAATCACCTGATACTGTTTTTTGGTTAATTCTTTTAGTTAGATCTTCATTAGCTAGTCTATCACGTACTAATGGTTCAACAGTTGCTTCGAATTGTTGTGCAGGTGTCTTACTAAGTTGTTTACTTCTTTCAGCCATTATTGTAAGTTTTCAGTTAATCCTACTTTATCTGCTCTAGTTAAGTGACAATCAACTATAATAGAAACAGATTCTCCATGTTGGCCTCCGTACTCCCCTAAGTTGTATGTTTCATCTCTCCCTAAAAACAGTTGGTTCTCTTTTACCGTGTCTACCTCATAGTAATCTTCATGCCATAAGACTATATCACCTACCTCGGGTACTACGTTGAGCGACTCTAAATCCTTACGGAGAAATGCAAAAGAACTTTCTCTATTCACATCTGGTCCTAGATCATCTACTGTCACTACCTGGTCTCCTCTTGTTATCAAGCAATTCATTTTGACTGCTGTGAGCCATGATTTTTCTAATGCTTCACCGTAAATATTTGTACTGACATCTGCCAATGACATCTTATAGTAAAGTATCTCTTGCTCGACAATGTCGGCAAGTAGTTCTCTATTAACTTTTGTTAATAAATTAAAATCTCTAGTTGATCCAAATAACATTACTTCTCTTCTATTGTTTCTATTCCTATTTCTACAGTATTAATAAAACTGTACTTAGTAGTTGCATTGGTCTTAAAGGCGTCAAATGCTGTTTGAGGTTCTTTTTGTGAAATAATCTTTACTTTAAATGTAGAGCTACTTGCTTCTGCATTGCCTCCAGCATTGGTAACTGTTAAAACTCCTGGTAGAGCTCTAAGTACATCACCTAATTTATTAGCTTCTACTTCTCCGTAGATAACTTTCACCATGGCTTCGTATGTTTTAAACTCTACCTCAGTTATAATTTGACTTAGTTTTATCATTATCCTACAAATATTTTCATAGGCACACTTTTTAATGTATTCTGTACATCTTCTGCTTCCTGTGCCTTTGCTGTTAATTGTGCTCCTCTTGAAGTCTGTTCTAACATTTCTGTAAGTTCTGTTAACAGTGAGGTCTTTTCTGATCTAGCATCTGATAATAGGTCTGCTTGATTCAATGTTGCTTCTGCTCCCGGTATAGGGATTGTTGAGTATTTACCTCTTATATAGGCTAATATTTCTTTTGTTAAAGCCAGTGTATACCTAAATATCCACTGTCTACCTACTGCGTTAAGGTGGGAGTATGTTATATTTTCGTAAGGGACTTCTCCTACGTTGGTAATTAATGACGTACTACTATCACTATTAATTGATGTTTTATCAGATTTTTGGAAGTATTCGAATTGAAGACTTCCTGATGCGGTAGGTGCTGGGAATACTTTTAATCTATTTTTTACTAATTCGAATGAATAGTGAGATTTTCTAATCTGGTCATTAAATTCAATTCCTTGTAGTAGTGCCATATCGTAAGATACAGGCATCATCATAAAATTAATACCTGGTGACATACTTCCGAATCCAAATGCGTCCATCATAGACTGTATACCTGTTCCTGTTCCTACATAAGGATCAAAATACCTCATAATAGCTGGTGGTGCTTCATAAAATACTTTACGTATCTCAATACCTCCTGTTATACCTGCATCTGTGGCCCAAAGGTCCATGTCATATTCTTGCTTACTTGCTGATATTTCTATTGATCCAGAGTACTTTCTAACATTACCTCCTACTTCGGCTTCAGTACCGTAGTGATTAGATATCTGTATAATACGGTTAAGTGATGGATCTATTAACTGATTGTTTACTGAACTACCTGTTGATGATCCTTCTAAATTAATGTAATTCTCTCTAATTTTGTAATTGAATACTTCTGTACCATAAGTGGTAACTGCTTCTTCAAAGCAAGCATATATAGATGCAGAGGTTAGTTCTACATCCATTAAGGGATACCCTAACCTTGTAGTACAAAAATTTGCAACCTTATCAGCGTCTGTTTGAAAAGAACTGTCAGTATCATAGAAGCCAAAAGGTGTAGATCCGGTGGCGAAGGTTGAAGAACCATCCCATATTGATATATCTGCCATTTGTATGCGTTTGTTTATAAATAGTCAAAAAAAAAGAGGGCACAAGGCCCTCTCTTAATTTAATTCTATGTAGAAATTATCTTAGATTTGATTTAAATCAGAGATAAAGATTTTTCCGTAGAATTCTGGTCTAATGATCTTCTTAGCATATCTTGTCATAAGGCCTTTTCTTGGAGTGAAGGTCTCAGGATCATATACTAGTGGAGTCATTAATAAAGGTACATATGGAGCATAAACAGCACCAGTTTCAAGGAATTGACTTCCTCTGTATCCTAACAATAAGATTTGTTCTGTCATGTAAGGATTCTTGTAAACTTGGAATCTGTTATTTAATGCACCAACTTTTTGTACGCCGATTGCAAATTGGTCTTGATCACCACTTGTGTTAGCAGCATATCCTGGAATTGATTCTAGAATAGTTGCAACAGTTGGAGAACAAACGATAAAGTTAGCACCGCCTCTAAGAGTCTTCTGATGAATCTTATTAGATACTTTTTGGATTTTAGTTCCTAATGTTTGGAACCATTGTCCTTGAGTATTATAAAAATCAGAAGTAGAAGTAGTAAATGCTGTACCGTTCCATACTTTATTGTTTTCTGCTGACCACTTTTCAGTAGTTCTAGCATTAACAATTAACATATCAAGGATCTCTAAATCGATTTCCATTGAGATGTACTCAGACAATAATGAAGTTAATTCTGCTTCAGCATCGATTGAGTGATAAGCATTAAGATCCTGTGCGAATTCAGGTGTCCATTGTGCTTTTAACTTTCTTGTCTTAGCAACAACTGCTTCACTTTTTAACTGAACGTCTATTTCAGGTATTGTGATTGAGCTATCTACTGCAGCAGATCCAGAAGCTTCAAAGTCGCCTCTTGAACTGTCTCCAGGTGCTTGAGAGTATTTTACAGATCCAGCAAATGCTCCTGTAACAGGTATTGCATGTGATCCAGTAATTACGAAAGTTACATCTGTTCCGCTTACTGTAGTTAATTCTGGGTTAGAAGTAACATCAGTTGATGCAGAATAGAGTTTAAATGATCTAACTGCTTCAGCGTCGAAATCTACAGCTGACATTGCAACAACATAAGTGTTGAATGTAGATGGTATAAGTTCGTCGTTGTATGCAATAGATGCAGATGTGGCAGCGGATCCAGTATCTTGTGAAGCAACAGTTAAACTGTGCTCGTTGATAGAGTATCCAAATTTTCCGGCGCCGTAAAGACCTCCAGAAGCTTCAGTGTCAATAGTCATCTTCGTAGAACCTTCTGTTACGTTTCCGTAAAGATTGTCTCCGTCTGTTCTTTGACCTTTTGTAGTTCCGTACTTAAAGTCTAGATAAAATACTAGACCTGAAGGTAGGTTCATTGGTTGAACCGATACAAAGTCTTTTGCTACGATCTGAGAAAATACTTTTCTTACTAACGGTAAAGCTACTCCTGCCCACTGTTCTCCAGCGCCGGCTGTAAAGCCAACACCTCTTCCAGTAGCTCCTGTTGAATTTGCTTCAGCAACAATTTGCTTAGCTTGGTTCTCTAGGATCATAGCCATGTTTTGGGTATCTTTTTTCTCAAGACCTTCAAGAAGACCTGATTTTTGCCATTTGTCAGCTAAACGACCTGCATCAGCTTGTAAGCTTTTGAAGGAGTTTGCGCTTTCTAATAGGTTGTTAATTTCCATGGTTTAAAAATAAAAGGGTTATTAATTGATTTAATTTATTATTCCAGCTAATTTTTGCATTCTACGAACTGTTTCGTTTGCTTCTGTAATAACTCCTGGTTTTTTAGCTGTTGTACCAGTAGCCTTACTTGCCATTCCTTTTACCTCTTTTATTGAGTTAACAGGTTTAGCGATATTTCCAGCAACAGTTTCATAAACAAGCTTAACTTCTTTTACTGTTTCAGCTTTATCAAAGGCTGCGATAATGTTCACCTTTTGTGATTCAGTTAAGTTGTTAGCTTTGAATATTTTGTTAACGTAAAGTAGTTTAGAATTTAAAGTGTTAACTTCAGATAATTGAGTCTTTAAGCTTTTTACTGTGTCTAAAGCTTCGTTTAACTCAGCATCTACTGCTTCTTTTTTAACTTCTTCTTCTTCTTCGTTGGTAACTTTTTCAGATACTACTTCTTCTGTTGCTTTTTCTTCTGCAACAGCTGCGTTAGTACCTTCTAATTCTCTAAGTAGTTCTTCAAGATCGATTTCTTCTTCGTCAGCTGGTTCTTCGATTGCTCCATCTAATGGTGCTGCATCGATTTCTCCTCCGTCTAACTCTGCGCCTAATTCTTCTTGTTCTCCACCTACTACTTGGGAAAGTAAGTCTTGGATTACATCTTTAAGGTCTGATAATTTCATATCTCCTACGTTGATGTCATCTTCTACTTCTTCTCCTTCTAGATCTGCGGTAAGCTCTGCTCCGTCCTCTGATTCTTCAGATTCATCCTCGGCTTCTATTCCTGTTTCTTCATCATGTTCTTCTTCTGTTATTGCTTCTTCTTTAGTTGCTTCTTTAGTTTCGTCAACATCAGCTTCAGTTTCATTAACTACTTCTTCATCAGTATTGGAGTCATCCATTTCCTGAAGTTTAGCAGCCAACATATCCTTAAGATGAGGTGTTAACGATTCTTCTAATGCTTCTTTAGCGTTTGCAATAGCAGCTTCACGAACAGACTTAGCTTCAGCAATAGCTTGCTTAAATAGTTCTTTGTTTGCCATTTTTTAAAAGTTTTGGGTATTGTACGTTTATTTGTAAACGTAATAAAAGTTTATACTTTTGATTCGATATCGTATAAGGTGACGATATATTCGTATATAAATATATAGAAATTAGGAAAACAGAGCTAAATTTAACTTAGACCTAAATCTCCTAATATATGACGGAAGATTGTGTGTACTTCTTTTCCTTTTACAAAGGACTTGAGAGTATTAAATATACCTGCTCCCCATCTAGAGTTCTTTAGCTGTGCTAAAGCTTCTCCTCCATACTGTCCTGCCATGGCGAAGATTAGTACAGCATAAATACCCTTGGTCACTGGTTCTATATACTTTTTAGACTTACCTATCATTATAACAGATAAAACTCTTTTTATTGGGGACATAAAAGCTGCTTCATTCTTACTAGTCCAATTGTAAATAGCTTCTGCTTTGTTCTCTACATTCTCCCATCCTTGCTTCTTAGCTATTCTTTTAGCCATTCCAGATACCATACTTGCTACTGTATTGGAAAGAAGTATATAACTAATTACACCTACAACTCCAATTGATTCTTCTACAGGGGCTTTATCTTTTAATTCTTTTTCAATAGCGGTTGCTAATTGTGTAAATTCATTCTCTGAGATTGAGCCGATTCCTCCAGCTGCTGTATACCAAGATGCTTTACTTTCAGTTTCTGCTGCATTAGCTGCTGCTATAGTTTTGATAAGTTCTTCTTTGTGTTCTATTGAGCACTTACCAGTCCAATTATTAAGTTGTCCTAGCCAATTACTTTCCTCAAAACCGTATGCATTAGCAAACTTTACTACTGATGGTTGCTTAAAGGAGGTGAAAGCAATAATATTCTTCTGGTTTTTATCTAATAGAATATAGGGTTGATTGTCTGTAGGTTGCCCTCCTTTTTTAAGTAGTGGGTAGATTCTATTATCTTCTACATGAATTTCACTAATATCTCCAGCATTAGATAGTTTTCTTAATTCCTTCTGTGCTTTAGATATATCTTTATGTAGGCTGTTGAGTAGTGTGGTTTTACCGCTAGATGCCGCTGCTGCTCTTGCTTTAGAGAGAGCTGCAATATGTGCTTTTAATTCCTTAGCGGATTTTCCTTCATTCATATCATAATCTCTCAATTGCTTTTGAACTTTTTCTAAACGATCTTCAAGTTTATTTAGCTCAGCTCCATATCTGTCTGCAATTGGACCACCTTCAGGCTCAGCTTCCTGCTCCATATCAATCCATAGCTGTGTTATTCTGTCTTCTATTTCTGATTTTATAGCTCTTAAATTTAAAGCTTCATCATTATCTATTCCTCTAGTTGGTTCTGGTCGAAGTGCTTTCATTTTAGCTGCCCTCATTTTCATAAGAACTGGATCATTAATATCCATTGCTTCATCCATATCTGCAGATTGGTCTACAAGTTCAATATCGTTTGCTCGTAAATCCATTACAACATCGTAAACAAATGCTTGTGAATCTTCTTCTGGTTCTTGATACAATTCTTCTGAATCTCTTCCTTCTGGGTCATCGTACATATCGTCAAACCCTGATTCATGTTTAAATATAAAGTATATAACTACATTACCTGCTCCGTCGTTATCGACAACCTCCATTTTAACATAGGTTGGGTCTACATTTTGATCTAAGATAGCCATAGCTTTCTTATAGTCGTGTGACTTAACTTTAATGTAGTGGTGATCATCTCCTTCTCCTTCTCTCAGATTTTCATCATCATAACTATCGTACCTATCTTCATCACCTTGTGCTGCATTAAGCATATCATTTAAATCAGCATCTCTATGTAGAGCTGGGTTTTTAATAGTTACAGCGTTAGGGTGAGTGTCTCCTCTTCCTACATGTAACTCATAATCTTGCCCTTCTTTATAGTTATTTTCTAAGTGATCAACTACTTCTTGTATATAGTCTAAATCAAATCCAAAAGTGATTAAATCGTCTTCATAAGATTCTAATAAAATTTTTAGTAACTTCATTAAGCGCGTAATATATCGTTAATAATAGCATCAACTAATGCGAATTTGTTTACTTTAGTCTTACCTTCCTGTAGTGCTATAGGATTCATAAATGCTCCATGGGTTGATGGATTAGATACAAAGTCCCAACATACTAATTCAAAATCTGGTTGGACTTCTAAAGCGCCTTCGTTTGTTTGTTCAACTGAACCAGTTCCTCTTGATGAAATACCTATTGTATGTCCTGCTCTAATAATCTCTTTAACAATGTTTCCGGAAGGGGTGTTCAGAAGTTCTACCTTGCCCATTAAATCGTCTCCTTTCCACCATAATTTTTTTACGATGTGTGAAGCATTCTTTAATGATACGATTGGTGATTCTGGGTGATCGAGTTCTCCGTAGGCATTTCCTCTATTAACGAACTCATCTACATATCTCTTAGACTCTCTTACTAGTATTTCCTTGTCATAAACCCTACCGTTTTGATTGGTCGATCCAGCTCTTTGCATAACACCTTCTACTTCAAAAATACCAGGTTTAGTTTTGGATTCTGTTAGTGTAGATTTAAACGGGGTAACGTCTACTAATAATTGTGCCATATTGTTTCTTTTATTATTCTTTAGACTCTGATAGTGAATAAACATCCCCGCCTAACTCTTTTCCAGTTTGTTTGTTGATAGCGTCTAATTCCTCAGGTGAAAGTTTTCTAGTCGTAGGACCAGTTATTCTTTCATAATTTTTATTCATTTTTCTTAAGTCTATTTTAAAAGCGTTCTCTAATGATGGTGACATAAATGACCCTACATCTTTTAAGTAGCCTTCTACTTTAGATTTGTGTTTAAGAAAAGATCTTTCCATATCTTCTAATACATCTGTTAATCCTTTAGCTGAGTTTCTGATTCTTTCTGCTAAATCTTCATTATCTTTATTTTCGTATGAAATGTATTTTTGAAGTGTTTCTGTTTGTGCTTCATTTAAAATACCTTCAATAACAACTTTAACTGCAGCTTTAACTTCTGCCATCGAATGAAATTTTTCTAATGCTCTTTTCTCCTGGTTAGTCATATTTCCATCTGGATCCTCAGAGTCAAAATCATCTTCAGATTGGGGATTTCTTACTTCTGAGATTGTATTTTCGGATATGTCTTTAATAGTTTTTGAGATAGCTATTTTAAAATCTTTTATAGCATCTAATGCTTCCGATTTATTTTGATCTTCGATTGCGTCTATTGCTCTTCCTAAGTGTCGATTTTCCCTATGATAATTCACATCTTCAAAAGAATCATATAGTTTTCTTAATTGATCTATATTAGTATTAATTCTAACCCTTAATCCTGCTTTAAGCATTCCTGTGTAATCAAAATCACTTGAAAACATATCTCCTACTTCATAAGGTTTAAGGTTAACTGCATTATCTTCTTCGTCTTCTTTAAACATTACTATCTTCTTACCTGTAAGTGGATCTAGTTCGTGCTTCATTGCTTCGATATCTGCAATAGATGCAGCCCCTAGTCCTGGTTCTTTATCTAAACCTCCTTTTGGTTCTTTTACTAATATATCATTAGCGTCTGCAAACTCTTCAAATTCGTCAGCAATATCAACTCCTCCTAGTACGTCGTTTCTATGAGTTTTAATGAATGCAATTATGTCTTCATGAGCTACAGATGGATATTTTGCTTTTATAGTTTCTATACCTCTATTAAGTATAGTTTTTAATCTTTGATTAGAAGGTTTCATCATATCTTTCAATGCGTTAAGTATATTACCTTCTTGATCTTTAAGGAACTTATAATCCATTCCCATATTAGTAGCATCTTCTGCATTAATCTTAGCTAATAAATCCTCTAGTGTAACGGAACTACCATTTTGTTTCTGTTTTATGTATTCACTCACTATTCTTTCTGCATAGCCGTATATCTTATTCTTTACTGCTCCTTCATTAAGTTCTGCATTCTTAAGACCATTAAAAGTATCTACATCCAATGCTCCTCTTTTAGTTTCTACTGCTTTATCCTGCTTATTAACTTTACTAGAATCTCCTGATAGTATGTTTAAATAATATAATACGTCTTTTTTTAATTTTTTAATAGCCACTTTTTCACAAGCGGTTCTATCTTTTTCTGATGCAGTCACAGAGTCAATACCTTTCTTATCAAGTTCGGCATTAGTTCCTCTCTGTAATGCTTCTGGTGAGAAGTTATGTGAAGTATCTTCTTCTACTTCTTCATAAAGCATTCCTCTATTTTTTAAAATCTGAACTGTATCTTTAAATCCACTTAGTACTGATATGTACATTGGGTAAAGTTGACGCATTTGTCTAGTAAATTCAGATTCGGCCATAAGTCCGTTTTTTACGGCTCTATGCTTTTCTGTTGCTGTGATTGTTCTACTCATTGTTTAAATAATCTATAAGTTTCGTACTGTACGGTCTTTTCTTTTTTTTCACCTTAGTATACCCAACACGTTTAGCTTGTTTGGTAGCTCTATTGTCGCTACCGTTCTTACTAAATGCATGAGGCGTTAAATAACTCCCTCCAGCACTGCTGGTTGTATTTGCTTCTTCTAACTCTTGCAATACCTCTCTTATTATTTCTTTAAGTTGACTTAACCTCATACGGTTTTTAACTCTTTAATAAGATCATAATACTGCATTATATTAACCAGATGTGTGTCAGAAACTTTAACTTTATTAGTTAGGGGTATAATATTTCTAGCTACTTCTTGTAATTTAATCTTAATCACATCATCCTTAATAGTGGGTATTAAATTTCCAACTGCTTTAGATATCTTATCTAATTCTTCATTAACAACATTTCGTAAACGTGTTGTTGAGTTTACTGATGTGATAAACTCTCTTAGTATGTTTTTATGCTCAGGGGAAAAATCTTTATATCTGTCATTAAATTTTTCTAATAAGATCTTAAACGTAAGTAACTTTAAGTCCTTATCGTATTTTGCAAACTCTTGAATAACTGTATCTTCTACGTCTGATTTATTAATATCTGTGTTTGTGAGGTGTTCAAGTACTGTAGCTCTATTATTAACTAAATACTCAGGGTCTACTAATTCATTATTATTTTGAGCTTCTAGTAAACAATACAGTGCTGCTAAAGGCTTATACTCATTCACCTGTATATTAAAAAACTCTTCTAAATTATAACTCTTTTTGATCTCTGCTATCAATTCGTACTTCTGCTTCTTTAATGTATCTTGATTAAGTTTTCTAGATATTTCTGTAATAGTAGATACTATATTATCTGCTTTATTAGTTGATACGTTTTTATTTTTTAAGATAAATTCATATAACTTAAATTCTTTAGCTAATGTTGTTTTACCTGCGTAGAACTTCTTTATAATATTTACTGCAGATGAGTCTTTTGAGGATAGGGTGTCAGCTGCGATCTGTTTAACTAGCAGTTCAAAGATTAATCCTGTATTCCTAAGCTTTAAATGTTTTATTTTCATTATGCACGTTTACTATTATAAATATGGCCTATTCACCTAAATCTTTAATATTGTCTTCTTTTAAGAGATTTGACTCTCTTTTTACGAAATCCAACTGTTTAAGTGTTTCCTCGTTTTGGGCATAAACTTTCTGGGTAGTGAAGTTTTCGTTTACTTGATCATTATCACTTGGAAAACCGCCATGCATACCATGCTGTCCTAAAGGATCTCTTCCTCCTATAGCATCTGTAGTACCGTGTATTGAAAATCTCTCTGTTGGTCTTCCTCCTTCTGGGCCTGGTTCACCGTGTTTAGGTGGTGCTGGGTGATCTTCGTAACCTGGGGGTACTTGACCAAGGCCTCCTCCTTTTTCAGTTGCGGTTGATCTTCGACCGTACATTGAAGCTAAATCATGTGGTGTACCGTATGATCTTCCAGACTTAGCAGGATCATTGCCTTCAGCTTCTAATTGTGCTATTCTAAATGCTCTCTTACCATCTTCTCTAACTAGGTCTCTCATTTCATTGTACTTATCTTCTGACATATCAAATATATGTTCGTAGATATAATCTGATGAGAATAGTTTAGAATCTTTCATTTGGTTAGCAAGATCTATCTTCTCTTTAAGTAGTGCTACTTTCTCTTGTTCGTATATAATAGAAGGTGTAGTTAACTTAATTTCAAAATTAGTTAATGACTCTCCTTCATATCCTTGACTATATAAATGTACTAAAGCTATTTTAGTTAATTCAGATTCTAAGATTCTTTGAATTCTCTCTACTGTTCTAGCAAATCTAATATCTTCTGCTGCTAGAGTAGCTTTACCACTTAAGTCTCCTTCGTATCCAAAGTAAGCTTTTGGAATTTTTAATGCTGCAAATAACTTATCTCTTAAGTATTCAATATCGTTTGTACCATCGTATTCTAATCCTTTGGTAGTTTCAATACGAGTAGAAGCATCACCACCCCTAATAGGTAGGTAAAAGTCTTCCATCATATTTTGCATATTAAACTTAAGATTGTATTGACCAGTTGCAGGATCCACATAAGGAGTCTTTTTCATCTGGTTAATAGTCTTCTGCATAAACTGCTCTACTTCGTTAGGGGGAATTGAACCTACATTAACGTAGAACATTCTTTTCTCTGGAGCTCTCATTATACGGTGTATTAACATCGCATCTTCCATAAGGTTTAATTGCTTATAAACTTTTCTAGCTGGTTCTAAATAAGAACGGCCATAGGGTAGGTAATTTGTATCAGATATTAACCTAAAGTGTGCTACTTCATAATTATCTAGTTTTAATACCTTACTGTTCTTTCTAGGTATAAAGTTTGGATCTGTAGAGGTAGCTAATCCATCAGGATCTATTGTAAACTCTACCTTAGTTGGTTCTTCCGGGTCGACTCCTTCATGTCGTGCTACATTATATACGGTGTAAGGTAGTACATTATACACCCCAAACTTCTCTGAAATTTCCAGTTTTAAAAAGAAATCTCCATATTTACACATATTTCTAGTCCATGACCATAAATTAAACTCAATGTTTAAAACGTCATAGAATAGGTTATAAAGTACTCTTTGAATATTTTCATCTGAGGATTTAATTGATAGTACTTCCCCTACATCGTTCTTTACTGTTGCTTCGTCTGATAGTATATCAAGTGATGATGCTAGAATAGAATCTGTATCCATAGCTTCATAATCAGAGTATAGTTGTACCCTTAGTGTCTGGTAATTTAGATTAGGATTATAGATGTTTTGTTGATTATTAACGTATAATCTACTAAATCTATCTATTAGTGAGTTGGTCTCATACTTACCTGACCGTTGTATCTGGTTAGCATCGATTATTTTAAGTTCGTTACCTCCAATATTTCTTATTACAACATCAGTAGAAAAGAGTTTAGTTAGCCTACCAAAAAGAGATTTATCTGCCATTATGTCTTTTATTTATATATAAATAGTTCTATTTAAGTAACCAAGAAATATCTTCAGTACCTTGATTACTATTAATAATATACGGATTATTCTGCAGATTACCAACATTTGTCATGATAGCTTTGTTCTTGCTGTTGAGGTTGGTAAAAGATGATAGCTGAGCTCTTGTTAGATCCATACCCTGTTGTCTTAATTTAAGTGCTGTATCCCTAACAAATAGTGCTGTTGCACAGGAGATTATTAAATCATCATTATAACCCGTTTGTGCTTGTGGTTTTCCATTTTTCCATACAAAAACTCTCATTTCTGCCATAAGTCTTTTTGACTGTATAGTTACAGATTTCTCTCTTATGTATTCAATCATCTTAGCTATTACTAATGGACGAGTTCTCATTGACATTGTAAAGCCGGGTACTAATTTGTCTCTCTCATACTTTGACATATAAGATTCAACTGTTTCTATTTGTGAAGTAGAACTGTAGTATAGGTTCTTATATTGGCGTTCCATCACTTGTTCTATTGTAGCCCATCCTATATTGGCGTTTTCTATAACTAGTAGAGCATCATTATATTCTGAGGCTATCCCTACTAGCACGTTTCCTAGATCCTTGGGGGATACTTTACCTTTATATTCTCCTACTTGAGTACAAGTTTCTACATCAAATATATGAAATGCAGAGTAATCTGCACTGTCTCCTCTTGATACATCAGCTACTACCATATAGGTTTTTGTATAATCTACTCCTTCCCAGATCCATAAATTACTGTCAACTCCTCTTCTTTCTACAGGATCTGATTGGTAAGTCTGTTCATAAAAAGCTAAGTCTTCTGGGTTAAATACTGTATCACCTGATGTTAGGAAATCGCAGTCACATTCTTGGCCTGCCATTCTAGGACCTAAATCTTTATCTTGTTGATCTCTCCATACTTGATTTCTTTCAGGATGTACTGTCCAAGGTAAGGTTACCGGGATAAAACTATTTTCTCTTGTTTCTGCTTTAGTCCATGTCTGATGGAACCAGTTACCTATACCGTTAGGGGTGGATAAGGCCATGCATTGTCCACCTGTTGCTAAGGTCTGTTGAGCTGCTGCAAAGGTTTCGTCAATATTGTCGATAAAGGCGGCTTCATCAATTAGTAGTAAAGATACCGCTTCTGATCTTGCTGCGTCTGCATTAGAGGATTTTGCAGAGATTTTAGATCCATTTCTTAATCTTAATGATAATTTGTTTTTTTCTACTGTTGGTAGTCTTAACCACTTAGGTAATTGATCGTACATAAACATAGTCTTAGTTACTAAGTTACGTGCTGTGGCTTGTGTGGTTGCTAATGCTAGTACATTTTTATCTTTGTGGAAGACCATTAACCATAAACTATAGCCTGATGCTAGAGTAGAAATTCCTAACTGTCTTGATTTAAGAGTAATTATATACTGATTACTTCTGAATAAATGTAGTACCTTTTCTTGAAATGGGTAAAGATTAAACAGTATTCTACCTCTTTGCGGGTGCTGTATATAACAGTACTTGCGCATAAAGTAGGATGGATCTTTTGCACACTTAAGGTATTCTTGTGCTATTATTTTTTTTATATCTTGTGCCATAACTCATTTTAGAAATTATAAGACCATCTAGGTAGTCCGTCTTTCATTTCAATTTTAATTTTAGAACCAACTAATTCAATTAACTTATCAGCTTCCACTCTTTGAAAAGTACCACTCTTATCATCTAAGAAAAATACTTCTGAAAAATCTTCATCAGCAATGTACTTCTTAATTATTTTTTTTGAAAAATGACTTTCTAATTTGTCTGCATCTATTCCGCTACCGCTTTGATATTTTGATAAATTAAACCCTTCAAAATCAATTCCTGGGTAGGTGCTTAGTATTGCTCTATTCGCAATTTCTATAGTATCATCAAACCTATCTTTGTTTTGATCTACTACTGCTGCTAATATTTTATTTATTCTATGAAAAGGTCTGTTACCTTTAGTTACACTAGTATCAATTTTTCTTATTAAAAAGCTGTTAACACCAGATATAATCTTATCAATCATTACTTTATCAGAATTTTTACCAAACCCTGCTTTTTGTCCCATAGGAACTGCTCCTCTATTTTTTACTTCAATTCCCATATCGCCTACAGAGACATCTCCTTTGCCTTTCCCATCACTTGAAACATCTTGACACATTACGCTTAAGAATACTTCTCCTTTTCCTGTAGCTATATTACCTATAGAAGGTTTTAGATCAAGTAGGTATTTTAAAGTTTCTGTTGATATTAGGTTTTTAAATTGAGTTGTTAAGTTTCCTCCGCCTTTACCGGTACCTAATGTATCGTAACTAATCATTTTTCCACCTTTAACGTATGAATGAAAATTTTGAATATCTCCATTATCTACTAAAGTATTATATATTCTTCTTGAAGCAGAGGATACTGTTTTCCCTTTGTTATTTAAATATTCAATTACATCACCTTTGTAAGCTACTCCTGATATACCGTTTAGTATTTGTTTTAAATCACCAGGAGTAAATTTACCATTTTGAATAGCGTCCATTACTTCTTGTTTAGAAACTTGGCCATCGGTATTAGTTAATTCAGAAATTAAGCTTTCTAAAATTATTTTATCCTCAATATTATTAATATCCGGTACACCTGACTTAGTTCTCCAAGCCCATTCAGTATATAACTTGTCAGTAACTTTCATTATTAAAATTTATTAAATAGAGACTTAAGTATAGGTCTTGTTTTAGCATTTTTCTTTAAGGTAGTACTTATGTTGTTAAGTATAAATTCTAACATTCTAGCTAATTCCTCTGGTCTATTAACTCTGGTGAGATAGTTTTTTAATGGTCCTGATAGTACTTGTTCTAACTTCTTTATTTCTGCAGAGCCTGCTCTATCAGCATCTTTTGTAGATTGTACATCCTGTGTTTCTTCTTCTGCCTCTTGTAGAGGTTTAAGTGTAATTAGTTGTCCTAGTCTTATCATAATGTTATGCTTCTGGTTCTTCTGCGTCTGTTTCAAAATCAATTTCTTCTCCTCCTAAGTCAGCTCCTCCTACGTCATCTCCTCCTCCAAATTCATCTTCACCTTCATCTCCGCCTCCAAATTCATCTCCTCCTTCATCTCCTCCAGGAAAGTCTCCGCCTCCTCCTCCTCCACTACCGGAGTCAGTATCTGCAGGTTCACCTGTTCCGGCACCGTCCATTGGTCCTTCTTTATATAGTATGGATAATTTATCTAATGCCTGTTGATATTCTGATATCTTATCTATAAAGTATCTTTTACCTCCTATTTGTGCTTCGAATGATTTACCTGTCCATTTTAATATGTAGTCTTGTCCATTTTTTATATTAATTCTAAATGCACTTGGACGTGGTGAAATCCAGTCTATAGTATCGACAAATTCTTTAAAGTCTTCTGTCTGTAATTTTACTATAGCTGCTTTTAGTGTAGGAAATTTACTTAGTATGGTATCTGTAGCATCTTCTAATACTGTTTCTTTAGGTGCTTTAGGGTCTCCGGGTTCTTCTGGTTTAGGTTCTTTATCTATATCTTCACTAACCATGTCAGGGGTAGGATATTTTTTCTTTATACCAGCAATTGCTTCTTCCATATTACGTCTCATCTTGAGCATTGCGTACTGATCTGGTCGTTCAGTTCTTAGATAGGTCTGAAGTTTTCTGAAGTTAGTTTTTATTAATTCAAATAAGTCTCTAGCTGCTCTATCATTTCTAACATCCTTATTGTTCATCATCTTTTTGATATCTAGTATAATATCTGAGAAGTCATTGTAAAGTTCTGAAAAAGAAGGAAGACGTATTACCTTATGTGAAACTGATTTTGTTGTATCGTTTCTACCATCCATCTTATAATATGTGCTAAGATCTTTTGAAAAGAAATCATCTTTTGATACTTTACCGTACCTTTGCTCAACTCCTTTTAAGAAACTAGCTGGCAATTCTCTGGGTTTCGCTATATTATCGGGAGACATCTTCTGATCAGCTTCGAGTAATACTTCTTCGTATGCTTCTTGAATAATGTTTTTTAAATCTTTTCTATTCATATTATTTAAATTTGCGATTATTATCGCATTACTTCTTGTAATGGTAACCTAAATCTTTACAATGTGAACATCCTTTACCTTTACATTTATCACATTCTACCTTTTCTTCTTTTAGGTTTCCTTTTTTATACTTTTCTAAAGAAGCGGTTGCTTTATCCTGTGTTGCATCTTCATTTTGACCTGTATGCCCATAAGGTCTCTCTTTGCTGGTGTTTCTATTCCTGGTTTTAGTTTTTTCTACACCTTCTTCTTTATCATATCCTTCTATGTCATAAAATCCCATATCTGCTAATTCAGATGTAGAGAACTCTACTCCAAGCTTTCGATTGAATTCGGGTACACTGCCTATCATCTGTATTATTGCATCTACTGCTCCAGGATTATCTTCAAAGAAGTGGTCTATATCATCATATCCAATTGCTCCTACTATGGTCTCTATTTCTGAGGTTCCGTAATATCCTTCTTTCTTTATTTGTTGCTTTTGCTTTTTGACTAGATTTTGGATAGCTTTGATTTTAGCACTTTCAGGGTGGTTTTTTAAACGTGTTTCATAATCTCCTTTTGCAGTATCTTCTTCGTTTACTCCTTGGTATTTATTATCATCAAAAAGTGAAATTGATTTTGCTAGTGCTTTTTGAAAGAGAGTTAAGAGATTACCTTTAACAGTCATATGCCCTCTTTTTATATTAGAGCCCTGAGCTGCATTATTAATCTGCAGAGCCATTCCGTCTTGTCCTTTGTTGGTTCTAGTGAATTGGAAAAAATTATCTTCGTATAAATCTGTTCCTTCACCTACCACTTGTTGATCTTTTCCTGTACCGGATACTTTAGCATCTAACAGGTCTTCTAAGTAATTTTTCTTCTTAGTAAGTAGTTTTAGGTCCGATACTACTGATTTGTCTCCTGCTTTATACTTCTTAGCAAGATCTTTCATTACGGAAATAACTACATCATGTTCTTTTTGTATTTTTGATACACCGCTTTTACTATAAGCAAATGCGTTTGAATCGGTACTTGTATCTCCGTCTAACTCTTCTAAAGTATCACCTATCCTTCCGAATTCGAAGTTTATTTCATACTCTTCTCCTATTGCTTCTAGCACTTCCATAGCAGCTTCTTTTTCAGATACTCCATCTTCTGCTGCTCTGTCTCTAATAATTTGGAATATTGTTGCTCCATCTCCTCTTCCTTCTTCAACTTTTTCATCTGGAGTATATGAACCTCCTCTTTTGTCTAATA